CTTTCAAGAATGGTTATAACCCTACTGACAATAGGTTGCTTATTGATGTGAGGTTGAATGAGGGTCAGAGCAATCCCTATGCGAACGGGGCAGATGTTTATGGTTCCCTCAATGCAGCCACATGGGTAGCCCGTCGCAGCTTCACTGCATCCCCCGCGGCAGACTTCACACAGGCTCTAGAAGTCACGGGGTATAACAATGCCGGCAGTAACAACAAACTTCCCCAAGTTGAGTTCAGCGGTGGTCCTGGAACCATCGTGGACAATATTCTACACGGCGGGAATGAGGCCACAGTTGAATTCGAAATTGCCATCACGGACCGGAACGATGGTCAGTTGTGGCAAATTCAAAATTTAATCAATGTGCATGCGCCTTTCGACCCCAGTTCCAGCACCGGTGACATTGAGTATTTATTCCTAGACATGGGAATTGATGAACAAGAAAGGCACCAGATTTCCCAGGACACTTTGGACAATGAAAAGCTAGGCAGTAACCGTAGCAGTAAAACCGGCACTGGTGGTCAGAATAATTTCGCCGTGAACCCTCGATTCAATAAAGGAGCGAGTACCACCGGCTGGACCACTAACAATCCCAAGCAGTGGCTCTATGTGTCAGTGATTAATGATGGTAGCACCATTGAATCGTTCATTTTTGACACGGCCTCGGGTAAACTCCTGTGGCATGGTGAGCAGGACGTTTCCGGTAGAAGCGGCGGTGACTTAGTGTGGACCGGTAACAACAGCAACACCATGTGGCTGCTGAGTGATGATGGTAATAACGTTCATCCCGGAGCAATAAACTTCTTCCGCGTCTATAACTACAAGAAGACACGGGCTGAAGTTGAGGACACGTTTTTCAAAGGCTACAGTCCAAACAACTCCGGCCTCGTTGCTGATGTCAAGTTCGAAGAAGGAAGCGGTACCGACATCAAAGACGAAATTAGCGGCGACATAGGTACCCGGAAAAACACCGGCAGCAACCAGTGGATTTCAAGGTAAAGCATGACTAAAGTAGCGAAACGGAAAAGAATAACGAAAGAAGACAGGTCAGGGCAGATTCCGTCCTACAGATGGCGGTTGAGGGCCCTGTATGATTTCTGGAGTTTCGTGGATTTGATTGGGTTTCACGGGGGTTCCAAGCAGTTCGGTCAATGCCACGATGACCTCATCCAATGGTCCACGGATTACCGACGCTCATCCCGGCAGTTAATCCTCATGCCACGTGGCCACCTCAAGTCCACATTGATGTCTGTAGGCCGCACACTTTGGAGGATTTACCAAAACCCCAACATCCGCATCTTTGTTGGAACGGAAAGTCACAGGCTTTCTACCTCCTTCATACGTGAAATTAAAACTTACCTCGAGGACCTGGACTTGCAGGAAAAGGTATGGAACAACAGGCCACACAAACCCGGCCGACTCATACCTGCGATGGATCAGCCGGGTACTGAACGGAAGAGCGAAACGGAGGCAAAGGACAAGAAGGTAATTTGGCGTACTGATGCGATTCAGGTTTTGCGCGATGACATTTTGAAGGAGCCTACCGTCGTTTCGGGTAGTGTCGGCAGCGTGGCTACTGGTTTCCACTTTGATGAGCTAATACTGGATGATGTTGTTACGTTCGACAACATCAACACCGAGCAAAAACGTGAAAGGCTTTTTGATTGGATTTTCGACATGCAGTCCGTCCTCGACCCTAAAGAGTTTGATGAAGATTTGTACAAAAATTTCACCAAGTGTTGCAAAAGCACGAGGCAGTATGGTAGCTTTAGACCGTGGTGCTTCGTAGGCGACACGGTGATTGTTGTTGGCACGCGTTATGATGCTGAAGACTACTATGGCCACGTGCTTCAAAACGCAGAGTACCTAGGTTTCGAAACGTACCAACGGAACATTTACGCCAACGGTACTGATGCTGCTGATGGTTACCTCTGGCCGGAACGATTCAACGAAACAGTGGAAAGCAGGTTGCGCGCTTCGATGTCGGAGCGTCGTTTCGCTTCCCAGTACCTCAATAGCATCATCGCAGACGCGGAGCAAACCCTCCACTGGGACCAAATCAACTTCATACACAAACACAACATCATTTGCAAGCAGCCCCGAACAGCAGCAATACACAAAGGTCCGGACTTGGTTTCGGAGGTGAGGTTGCGGATGGCCATTGACCCCGCCGCAACTTCCAACGCACATAGTGACTACACTTGCATTGTTGTTGGTGGTATGGACAGTGAGGGCAATTTGTACGTAGTGGACATGTATTTAGGTAAAGAGCCATTCAGCAAGTGGCTTGATGCTATGTACGGAATGCTTGACAAGTGGAAACTTAGCGCCGTGACCATTGAGGCTGTTGGTTTCCAGAAGCAGCTCATCAATTCCATCCGTGACCGTTTCAATACTTATAGACCAATTCAAATTCGTGAATACAAAACAGAGCAAACCAATAAGCACGAACGAATTGAGGCGGCGTTGCAACCTCTATTCAGTTCGGGCAAATTTTTCATGAATCAGACGCTGAGTACCAAGCAAGGGCTAAAGGACCAGTTTAACCTCTTCGGGCGACCCACGGTTAAAGATGATGCTCCTGATGCTATTGCTATTCTGAAGGAAATCAGCGTCCCGACTAACAGCAAACAACAACCATTTAACCCACACAAAACCAACGTTAATACTAGGTATGGTGGATTCGTATGACGCAGGGCCCTAATTTACTAGGCAAAGACATACCCACGACTCCGTTACGTAACAACGACGAGTCTGAACCAGGACGTCAAAGGCGACGTGCAGATGAAATAATCGAACAAGTTAATACATTAAAGCGACATTATGGCGATGCGAGGCAGGAACGCGAAGACAAGTGGCTCGAAGCCTGGGCACAATACTTTGGAACTCCAGAAGCTCAGAATTATTTGCGCGCTAGGACTCACCATACTGTTGGTGATGTTCAAAATGATTGGCGCCATCGAGTACCAACAGGGAAAGCGTTTGAAATGGTCGAGTCCGTCGTTTCGTTCCTCATGGGTGCTACCTTCCCTAACGAAAACTGGTTCGACGTGGAAGCAGTGGAACATTTAAATTTCCAGGAGGAAGATTACCGCAAGTACCTCCGCCTCATTCGCACCTTCACCCAACGTAAGCTTGAGGACGCGAACTTCCAAGACTACTTTGAAAACTTCCTCCGCCAAGCCGTAACACTCGGGACCTCCGTATTAGCGATGCCCTGGAGGTACCGTCGTGAGGAATTTCCGCTTAATGTTCGTGATGCTCAAGGCAACACGGTGCAGAAAACCGAGGAACGCGTTACGCAAAACACGTTCCAGTTTGAAGTGGTGGACATGTTCGATTTCTTCATTGACCCCACCGCTAAAATGCCCAACGAAGGTAACATCATTCGCCGCATGACTAAGACGCGAGGGGAGTTGATTCGACTTGTTCAAGACGGTACTTACCCCGAAGCCACGGTTAAGCAAATCCAAGAGTTGCCGGCAGTGGAAAACGTTCACGACCCAGATGACGAGTCGCACAAGCAAGAAAAGGAAGAGTTCACGGGGATGAATCCTCACCATCATCAGCTGCATAGCCCTGGTGACATCATTGAAGTGTTAGAATTCTGGGGCAATTTAACTGTGGAAAACGAGGAGTACCAGGATGTTGTCGCTACTGTTGCTGGGGATGCTCTACTTTCCTTCGACTCTAACCCCTTCTGGGGAGGTAAGCCTTTTGTTGTTGGTACGTACATTCCGGTTGTGAACAGTCCTTATGGCTTGGGCGTGTTGGACCCGGTTTTAGGTGACTTACATGCGCGCACTCTTACACGCAATCAGAGGCTTGACATCACAGAGTTTACAATTAATCCGATGTTCGAAGTCGTTAATGACGGCACTCTGGACCTCAGCCAATTATATTCTGAGCCTGGACGTGTTATACCCGTCACGGAGGCTGGCAGTATTAATCAGATTAACACCATTACTGATGTCAGCACCTCCGTCCAGGAAGAGCAACTCATGGAGCAGAGCATTGAAAAGAGCACGGGGACTGGAGCGTTTATTGGAAGCGGCGCAACTCGTAACGCAGAGCGAGTCACCGCACAAGAAATCGAAGCTACTCGAGCTGCTGGAGGTAATAGGCTCAATGGAGTACACCGACACATCGAAAGACAAGCCCTCTTCACCATCCTCCAGAAGTGTTTTCGCCAAATCCAACAATTCGTAACGGAAGATGAAACCATCCCTCTGCCCAACGAAGAAGACCCGGATGTAGTGGAGTTCTTACAAGTTGGTCCCCCGGAGCTTAACACTTCTTTACAATTGAAGCCGCGCGGTGCTGACTTTATTGCTGATGAGGAATTTGAATTGAGGCAACGTATTGACTTCATCAACACGGCTGCTCAGGTACCGCAGATGGCGCAACAGCTTAATTGGAAGGAGGTTGCCAAAGACTTAGCCCGACGTTTCCTGCGGGACGATTGGGAAAAATATGTGAAAGGTGCCGGTGAGCAGGAAGAAGACCAACAGAACGAGCAGCAACTTCCTGTTGATGAGGTTCAGCAGGGCCCGGAATCACAAGCGGCTAGTGAAATCGAACAAATCCGTGAAGCCGCTCGCTCCGTTTCGGGTCAACCTGGAGCACAAGCCGTAGAAGAGTCACTCCGAAGTGGCCAAGCTGAAGAAGCGCTGCGTAATATTGGTGAACAGTTACAGAGCAGAAGGGAGGAAAAGTAAACCATGACCTATACTAGCCAAAGTCAAATTCCAGAATCACTAAACGAAAACAACTCTAATAACGCCGAACAACAACAACAACAGCCCTTAGTAAACCAAGAGGAAGGAAGAGTAGGAGTAGGAGGCCAACAAGATGGCAACGCACAAGAACAAGCGCCGCAACAAGAGCAACAGCAACAAGAAGCGCCGGTAAAGGACGAGCAGCTCCAACAGTTAGAGCAGCAACTGGGGTACAAACTTGAAGACCTAGGCGGCGGTCAACAGCAACCATCTAATGAGCCTCAACCGGACCAACAACAACAGCAACCCCAGCAGCAGCAAAGTGATGAAGACTGGTTCCGTCAGAGGTTCCAAGAGTATTTTGGTTTAGAGCCCCAGGAAGCAGCGGAACAATTCCAGGCCCTCCAGCAATTCCGGCAGCAGCAACTTATTCAACAACAGCAGCAGGAGCTCCAGAAGGAATGGGGCGACGCTTACCAAGAGCGCCTCGAGCAGGTTAAGCAGTATTTCAATAACAACCTAACGCCGGAGCAACAGGCAGCTCTTGACAATGCTGATGGTGCTAAGCTTATTTGGGCGCGTATACAGCAGGAACAGCAGGCCAATCAGCCGCAAGTTCCGAATTACCAGCCCACCACAGGCAACCCACCACAGCAGAGGATTCAGCAAGCGCAGACACCGCAGTACATGTACACACAATCCCAAATCGACAAGATGAGTCGCGCCGAATACGAACGAAACATCCGTGACATCGAATACGCTTTGATTAATGGATTAGTAGACCGAAACCGCTAAATAGGAGGATTTAAATGACATATTCAGGAGGAGTAGCACCTCAAGGTAATTCCCTTACTTCATCCCAGGTACAAAGTTTTGTTCCTAAGAGCAATAAATTGGGAACGTAAAAGTAGGCTCAAATGCGGGAAACTCCTAAAGCCTTCTATACTCACGACGTAAAAATTAGGAGGATGAACAATGGACAATCCGCAGGGTAAGACAGCGTTCTACCAATGGTTCGCAGGGCTAGTCGATGGCGAAGGCTGGATTGGTTTGAGGCACACGCGTCGAAACGGGAAAACCTACCCCCAGCCATGCTTCAAAATCAGCATGACTCACCACTACCCTACCCTCGACTACATCCGGGAGCAAATCGGCGATGACTTTCCTTTTCACGTAGAAGACTATGAAAGGAAGAATCAGAAGCCCTTTTGGGTCCTTTCCGTCATCGGTTTCCGGCGCATAATTAAAGCCCTACCCACGTTCATGAACTATTTAGTCACGAAACGTGAGCCAGCAGAGCACCTTTACATGCTTTGCTGTAAACGAGTTAACAGGGAAGGCTACCGCAGGCCATACTCAGAAGATGAGTTGGAGCATTGCGAAGCCCTGACCGAACAACGCTGAGTAGCCCTCACAGACTGCACGCCTACCACGATGGGACAGTCGAAGTCACTGTGAAAGCAGTGAGCTCCACTTGGAAATTTGGAGCACGGACATAAAGAAATATTTAGAAGACAACCTGGTGATGAGCCAGTTTACCCGTAACGTCCCCTTTCAAGGACGAGCTGGGGACACGTTACGTCTTCCTCTATTGGGACGTCTAGGTGTCAATGAAAAGCTTCCTGGCACCCCAGTTACGTTCCAAAGCCGTAAGGAAGGCGAATACAAAATGGTCATCGACCAGTACAAAGAATCCAGCATCGCAGTTGAGGACATTGCTCAGATTCAGTCCCACACTGACATGCGGCAACTGTATACTCAGGAAGCTGGTCGAGCCTTAGCACGTGACATCGATGATTTCCTACTTGGAATGCGTGCTGCTGTGCTCGGTGAAAACCCCGGCACTGGACCATCCAACAACGACCACCACATTGTGGATTCCAACAACGGCATTTCTTATGCGGACATCCTCGAGGCTTGGGAAGTGTTAAACGAAAAGCGCGTTCCCAAGGAAGGCCGCGTCCTCGTCGTTTCGCCTCAACAAGAAGCCTCCATGCTGAGTGCTGGTGTCTTGCAAAATACCGACCCCCGAAACGTCCTCACCAGTTCCGAGGTCAATGGTTCACCAGCAGACATCAGCCGAGGCACCGTCGGGCAAATCCTCGGCATGCCTGTTGTTATGACCACCGCTTTGCAGAAGAATCAATCGGATGGCTTCACTAATGGCGACGATGGTACACCCGGACCCACGCCCGGTTACAATTCCAACGCACTATATTACCCCACCCAGGACCAAGCCACTGGACTAGACAATGATGCTGATGGACTATTCAGCGCCATCATGATGCATCGTGATTGGTGCAACCTCGCCATGCAGAAAATGCCCAGCGTGGATGCCCAATGGTCCACTGAGTACCAAGAGTGGCACGTGGTTCAAACTCAAATCTATGGAGTTAAGCTTTACCGTCCAGACCACGCAGTTGTTATTTCCACTGCCGACAGTTAAAGGACTATGAAGCAGCAGCGCATGTAAGGGGGCGTTCATCATGGCACAATCAACACGTACGAAACTCCAGCTGGCTAATGATGTCCTACTCAACATCAACGAACGCCCTCGGAATAACTTACAAGGAGCTTTTGGTGACCGAATTAACAACGCCATTCGCTCTGCAGTTAACGAGGTCAACACGCTAAATGATTGGTCATGGCTCAGACGGCAACAAACAGCGACTTCGTGGCAAGACGAGGTCGCTCAGTTGCCCGTTTTTCAACGCCTATTTTCGGTTAAGTGGAAAGAAAATTCTGGCTTTAAGCGCAAACGTCCACTTAAATACGTTTCGCGTGATGTTTTTGATGACATGCCTAAGGATTCGTACGATTCGAATAACCCTCAGAGGCCCCGGTGGTTCACTATACTGGACGACAAAACAGTCGGGGTCGCTCCTTACCCTACAGACAGCGCGGAACGTGCTCGAATTCTTTTTGACTTTGTGCGCTTCACTGGCATACCTAGCCAAGACAACGGAACTTTCGAAATACCAGAAGAGTACATGCAGCTAGTAGAGTACAGAACTTCCGCAATATTAGCGCAAAATCATTTAGGCGATTTACAATTAGCCGGCACGTTTAGCCAGCAATTTGAAGCACTCGCTCAAAGACTCAGGGACCGCGACAGAGGAGTACCAGCTGAAGGAATTAACATGTTTCGACCACGCCACTAAAGGAGCACAGACAAATGGTTAGAGGAATTGACAGACAAGGTCAGGAAAACCAAGGGTCTGTCTTGCAATCTTCTAGTTCGGGCGGCTTGAACGTTATGTCGAGCCGCCTGTCTATTCCATTGGCAGACAGTCCCGACCTCAACAACGTAAAAGTAAACCAACGAGGGAACCTCCAAGTACGTAACGGGACCTACACCTCCACCTTTGAAACTAGCAGCGACGGTCTTTCTGGTACTATTTTGGTACCCGTGAAGCTCCGTGGCTTGGACCCGTTAATCGTTGCGAAGATTGGGGTTGATTTAGTGATTTTCAACTTGGTGGAAACAGTAGCCAACAACAACCGCACGTTCCTCGAGCTTGGTTCGGAAGTTGTATTTGAATCTGTATGGGACGAACGGGCCCGTTACGTGAGGCCGGATTATGAGTACACTTCGGAACTCGAGCCGCGAACCATTTTCACCACGGGAGTCAACCCACCGGTCCAACTCAAGTTAGTACAGTCAACAGCTTTCGACTCTGACACTTCAGTTTCGGACCCGGACAGTGATGGTAATGATGAACTGGTGATTCCTTTTGTAAATAGCAATCTTGGCAATGCTCAAACCGATTCCGTCATTCTTTATAACGATGGCGTTGAAATTACAGAGGAAATCGACACACTCAACTTTACGAATGACACGCTAGAAGTTGGAATCACAAACACCAACAGAACCGGGCAGTTCACGTTGATTTTTGCTAGTTGGCAGTGGTGGGCTGAGGCTGTTGGTGTTTTTGGTAAGCGCATGTACGGCCGTTCCACACGAAACAACGCCGACCCCATCGACCGTTTCGTACCTATACCCGCAGACTTGCTGCTGGGAATACGTCCGTACGAAGGGACCAACGTGAAGCCCGAGTACCCACTGTTCCCAACACCCAGCACCAACTACTCCAACCGAAACGACTACAGCCTGGTCGATTCGCCCAGCACCTCAAGTGAGTACCAATTTACCACCGGGGGTTTTCAAGAGTCCGGCACGGCTACTCAGATTGGACTGACGGACTGCATGTTTGGTGCTACCAACAGCAGCATTGAGGATGTGCATTTCCACCGAGCTTTGCGGGTGCCATTTAACGGAGCACGTGGAATTGAGGCGCAAAATTTAGAAATCCAAGTCAACGGCGTTTCTTTTAGCCAGAACACTGACTCTGCTAATTCAGCTTCCAACAGTTATTACCTTTATGATTCGAATCGCTCTAATTACCCCGGCAGCCCTTTAAGCAACAACAACACCCGCGGCCTCTTTTTTGATTTTACAGCCAAAGGCAACATGGGCATTTCGCAAACTGCTGAAGTCATTGCTGTTAATGTTGAGCCTAAGTTCATCGGGTCCAACGCCACGAGCACCATCGACAATTACGGCAGAGGTACCGTCGTTCCAGCCTTTGGTTTTTGGGAGTTTTGTGATTACCAAGAAGGCTCCTTTCCTCGCACTGTTTCGACCTACCAAAGCCGCTTAGTTTTTGGCGGCACACCCAAGCTCCCGTTACGTGTGGCCGTTTCGGAAGTTAGGGACACGTTCATTATTGGAGCTAATTTCCGGGATTACCAAACGAGGCTGCGGAGTGGCCAAGTCCCATCAGAGCCTTTTCAATTTGACATCACCGGGGAAATCAATGACAGCATTCGAGCCATTGAAGAGTTTAACAATTCCCTCTTCATATTCACGGAAAATTCCACCTACCGACTCACGAGTGGCGAAAGTGGCTTGAGTCCTACGTCTTTCTTCGTGCAATACCAAGTAGGCCTCGGTGCTGTTAATGTTCACTCCGTCCAACGTGTGGAAAATACCATGTTCTTCCTCACTGACAGCGGTGTCTTTGATGTTAGTGCAACAGACAATGCCGCTGAATACGCTGCTGCGGAAAGGTCTTTGAAAGTGAGGGACTTTTTCCAAAACACTCAATTTGACCAGAGCACAGCATGGATGACTTACGACCCGGAGCGCGCTGAACTCTATGTTGCCTTGTCATCAACTGACACCCTAAACCCTTGGAGCGCCGAAACGCTGTTAATCTACTCCACGTTTCGGAATGCATGGACAATTTACAGCCTCAACAGCGGCTCCTTTTACACGATTCATGGCGAAGTCGTGCAGCTGGATGACAACAAGCGCCAAGCCTTCATAGCTCACCCCACATTCGAAACGACGGACAGTGAGGGCTCGCCTAAGGAAATCAAAATACTCACCATGAATCAGCTACGTCCCGTGGATTTGCACGAGTTCACGCAACTGGACAACGACCAGACAGCACCATTCAACATTGACACCAACATTCCAGAAAGGCAGCTCACATTCACGCTTTCAAAAGACAAGTACTATTACCGCGTCAACAAAAGCCGAGCCTCAAACACGTCCGATTTAGCCCACGTATTCAACCTCACCCCTCACCGTGAAATCAATGACATCAAGGTGGAAATTGACTACGACCAAGATGGCAGTTTCCAAGACCTCACTTTAAACGAGGATTACGTGAAGCTGCGCGATGGTATTTACTTAACAAAAGTTGTGCCGGATGACAACACGGACCTCCGAGTAACAGCTTTGTCACAACCTGAAGACCAAGACTGGCCTACTCAGACGTTTCCTATACGCGTCTGGGTGGACAATGTTTTGCAGGTTCAGGGTACAGATTACAAGGTACTCACCTACAGCAACCAGCTCTACAGAATTGAAATGCAGAATGATTTGTCCGCTGGTTCTGTGATTGAAGTGGGATTGGTGTACCCCTCTTGGCAATTCAGTCCGCTATTCTTTCGAAGTGACATGTCATCAGTAAAGCGCTTCCTCCATTATTACGGGTACTTCAATAACCAGCCTTACCACAAAACCTATGGCCCGGATGACGTCAACACCACCTCAGGTCAAGATTCCAGTACCATCGTGGGCTCCTACGTAACGTCGGTGGGCTTTAACGTGGCTTTCCTTTATAACGACACGCGCACTGGCTTCGTTTCGGACACGGACCTTTATGGTTCTTTTGATTTGTTCTGGGATGAAAACTTTTTTGACATTGACACCCCGGCTTCCCAGTTCAACGACTACGCGCGCATCGTGGAACCTATTATTGGTGCTGTTTACGATTTCCAAGTGGGCTTACTGCGCAACCGGGCAACTTACTTTGAACAGGTTGGTTACCAGGTTTCGCTGCGCACACATGGAAGAACAGGCAGTCAAAGCACAAACTCATCAGACATCTTCAGCAACTCAGGAGGAGGATTCTAAATGGCAGGCGGAGCAGGAGCAGCCGTGAGTCTTGGCCTTTCCGCTGCCGGCACCGTGTCACAAATCAGTGCCCAAAAACGGAAGGCTGAAGCTAGACGGGAACGGCTCGAACAGAGGAATTTGCTAGCTCGGGAGCAACTTGAACTAAGTCAAGAACAGTTCGAACAAAATAAAGAACTGGCCCGCAAACAACATGAAAAGGAAATGCTGCTTATTGATGCTCAAGAAAAGCAGGCATACCAGCAGCAGCGTGCCCAAGAGTTACAGCAACGAACGGCTTTGCTACAAACTGAAGCCCAAGCGAAACAGGTGCTGGAGCAAGCCGAACAACAAGCAACACAGATTTTAGCTCAAGCTGAGCAACAGGGCGCTCAATCTGAAAGACAGCAACAAGCGTTACAAGAGCGCGGTCAACAAATCGCTCAGCAGCAACAACAGGTTACAGAAGAACAGCGGTCCCAACGACAGCAACGTCGCCAAGTTGATGCCGCGGACCAAGCTCGTTCTGCGAGTCAAAGAGGGGCGGTTAATCCCCGAGCTGTTGAGCAGCGCCAACAAGCCAACCAAGCTCAACGCCGCTTAACTGACCAATCACAGAGCATCGAGGAAGCCCAACAAGCCCGGGACCGTTTCGCTGCTGAACGTGCTTCCATTGCGAGGACAGCGGGTGAAGCAGCTTCCGGTTTTCTTTCCGAACAAGCTGACCGACAGGAGCAAGCATTTGACATCCAAAATGAATTGTCCCGCTCCAACATCAAGTTTCAAACAGCGAGGAACCGAAACGCCAGTGAAGCTGCTTTCTTCGCCAACCAAGCTGCACGGTCCGCTCAGCAAAGTTCCCGCGTCATTCAGACACGTGCCGGCATTCAGCAACGTCAAGCAAAAGCAGACGCCATACAGGGTCCCGGCATTGGTGCTATTGCGAGCGGTGCTGCTGGACTTGTTAACCAAGCCACACAAACTGGACTACTCGGACCAGACCCCAACCCCCAACCGAGGCAAAGCAGGGTAGAAAGGTTAGCCGCAGACCCCCAGCCTTTCAGCCCTTCGCCTGACCAGACACCCACTGTTACGCCGCCTTTTAACCCGGAAGAGTCGGAAGCATCGTTCACATCACCGGGACTGCTTAGCGGAACAGGAAGCGGAGTAGGAAGCGGAGTAGGAAGCGGAGTAGGAGGTAGCGAATAATCATGACCCAAGGACCATCAAGACAGCAGCAACAGACTCCCACGTTACGAGTACAGGGGGTAAACACGCCTAATACGGGAATCCAGAATTTACAATTCCCGGAATCCACACAACTGCCGGACCAAACATCGCAGAAGTTCGATGAAGTTCAAGCTGCTAATGATGCTGCTTTTGAGGCTTTGGCTGAAGCTAATGAAGCTACGGCCCAAGCTGAAATTGCAGACTTAGCTACGAAGGGGTTTGACAAGGGAGCGCAAAATTTAGGCGCTGCCATGCAGAAAGTGGCGCAAACCGTCAACACCATCACGAAACGGAAAGAAAAGCGCCGTGCCCTCGAGGAACAAGCCGCCCAACAACTCAGCAAAAAGCGCAAAAAGCGAGCTGCAGAAATCACGAAGACCGCCGCAAAGAAAAGGCTCCAAGAGGAAATCATCAATATGCGGCGAACAATTCGTGAGGAAGGCCTCGAAGAAGGGACCCAACAGTTTCGTGAGCAATCGCGGCAAGTTATTAACGAGGTTCGAAAGAAGGTAGACAATCCGGAGCTTGTCCGTGAACTTAACGACATGGTGCACCAAGAGCTGGATGATGTTGAACAAAGCCGCACCCAACATGCCATCCAGCAAATGCGCAACCAGAAGGAAAAGGTTGAGCAGATTCAAACGGAAAAAATCCGGATGCAGCTGAGCAGTGACATTGCCCGCCTCGAACACACGAACGACCCGGAGGAGGCTCAGAAAATCCTCGACAATGTCATGCAGAAAGCTCAGCAAATGGCCGAAACGCGGACCGATGAACCCGCTGCCTTTAATAATGTCATGCTTCCTCTGTTAAAGGACATCCGGGATTCTGCTACTGCGAGTGCTGATGCTCAGGCTCAAGCTCGTGAAAAGATTAAGCGACTCAATAACTACGCCGATGAAGCGGAACCTGTTTACCAGAAGTACGCGCGTGGGGAAATCACGGGAAACCAGTTGAATCGCACAATACGGAAGCTCGGCCTCAAGCATGGTGTTCCTGAGGTAGCGGGCGACGTATTCAAGACGCGTACTGAAAAACTCAAAGAAGCTAACGACCGCATTCAAACAGTACAAAAAAGCAAGGAATTACAAACCCGTGACGATTCTGCCATTGCCAACGAACAAGCCCAAGACATTTCAACAGCACAGACCGCACGTTTAGCACTTGAATACGTAAATGGAAACGAAGAAGTACGGCGTGCGATTGAAATGGCGTCCCGTAAAGAAGACGCTGGAGCCTTTCCTGACTACCTCAAGGGTACGATTAAAGACCTGCAAAATGACCACGAAGAGTTCAAACGTTTACAGGAAGACCTCTGGAACACAGCAGCAGAAATTGAGGAAAAGACTGGTGTCAACCTCAAGAACATCATTGGTGGTGGTGAAGGTGGCGACGACCTACAACCAACACCAGTGTATGATGAATCGACCCAGCGAATCATCCTCCCTCGAATCAGCGAGCAGGTACGTAAAAAGGCTCAGCAGACTGATGGATTCACTACCAGGCAAGCAGAAGAAGCCCTCCGCCTCCTCAAAAACAAACGTAAAAGCATCCTCAAGGAAATGGCTCAGAAACGTGCCAAGTGGGAGCGCATGGGCGGCATCAACGTCGCGGATTTAACGGACACTTCGGGACTCGAAGAAAAAGAAGCAGAATTAAAACCTCTACTAGAAACGGTTCAGTCAACTCCCAGTTCCCCGGACCGGCAAGCAATGAGTGACACTGGTGTACCAAACCCTAACAAGGGGCGCAGTTACCAACCTCAAACCCCAGAAACTGCGTCCCTAGCAACTGACAATGGGGTTAAGCTGCCATTCCAGAAAAAGTTTGAAGGGAAGACACGCATCACGAGCCGTTACGGACCACGCGAAAATCCCGATGGTACAGGTCAAGAATTGCACAATGGTGTTGACATAGCGGCTCAGAAAGGCACCCCCGTTTCGGCTATACAAGGCGGCCGGGTATTAGCAGTTAAGGACAACATTCCTGGATTCGGCAGAACGGTACTCATCAAAACACCTGATGGACACACCGAGCAATTTAGCCACCTCGGTAAAGCTACTGTCCAAGTCGGCCAACGGGTAGCACCGGGTCAAAGCGTGGGTACTGTTGGTACTTCAGGTTCTGGTACTGGTCCACACTTACACTTCCAAGTTTGGCGAGGTGACCCGGTATGGGGAAGCGGCAAAAACATACGGGAAACGCAACACGCTAACACTTTCGACCCTGAACGTTACCTCAACCTCAACCGGCAAACTCAAGCGGAACCACGTAGCAACGGACCACCATCAAACCAAACCATGCCCGGTGGTGATGTTGCTAAAGACCAACCCGCACCAAAGAGTCAGTTACCCATCCACATGCAGCGTAACGTGGCCAAGCCTTACAAACGTGACAAGGCACCGCGCCAACGTCAGTATTACGAGGCAAAGACAGACCTCAACAGCAACCACGGCTACTCAGCGTTACGGGACGACCCGGAATTTGCAAAGAAACTGAACCACACGGCGAACCAACTAGGTATTCCGGGCCAATGGTTAGCGGACATTGTGGCATTCAATACGGGCGGGAGTTTCAACAGTCAGACCCAAGACGTAGACTCGCCAAACAAAGGACTCCCTCAACTGACAGATGCCACAGCGAAACGGGTGACTGGGGAATCCAAAGGCATGCTTAATCGAAATCGCCACGAGCAAATGGACGTCCTCCGCAAATACCTCGAGCAGCAGCCGGTTAGAAAAATGAAGGATTTGGATGATGTTTTTGCTGCTATGTGGGGTGGCGAAAAAGCAGCACAAATGGACAAGAAAAAACGCGCCAAGTTAAATGATGGTAAGCGCACATTCAACCAATACCTCAAGTTACTCGGTAATCACGTGGGGCGACGTTACCACACGCCGGATGAACGTGGTACTCGAAACAGGCAGAGGATTCATCGGGAGCAAGTCGAAGGCTGCCAAGTGTGTAACCAGATGCTCAATAAAAATGGTGCTGTCGTGCCGCACTATGCTGATTAAGGAGGACCGTAATGACGCAGAGCAATTTCTTTAAGCAAGTTAGGCGGAGTGAACTAGAAGCCACCCAAGGGCGCGAAATTCCGGAAATGGATGTGGCGGAACCTCAGGACAAGCCCGAGGAAAAAGTTGCCCGAGCCGCCCAAGCCAAGCCAGGCTCCGCAGACCCCAGCCCCGAAGACCAAGCAACAGAAGAGCAACAACAACAATTAGAAGAAGAACGCTTCCAAACAATACAACAGCCAGACCCGGAAACTCCTGGCATTGTTACGAAGGTTGCGGCTGATGCTAAGCCAGCCAACATCCGCACCGAAGAAGCATTCAGTTTTCCGGAAAGTCCCACCGTTGAATCGGAGCAAACTAACCTTTCCTCCGTTTCGGAAGTAGCGGAGCAAGTCGAAACGGAGGCGGAAATCGAACAACAGCAGCGTGTTGCAGAAACTTTCCGGAACCTACTCAAGCCTACTGAAGAATTCATACGCCAAGCTGAAGGCGACGTTAAAAATCCCAACGTACCTACTTACGCCCAAGAAACTCCCTTCATGCTGGAGTTTGACACAGACACAGCAAGCGCGGACTTTTCTGTTGATGAAAGCTCTACGTTGGTTCCGTTTAACTGGCACTTTAAAAACAGCAGCAATATTCACAGCCCCGTTGTTTCGATGCTCTACAGCAAAGGCCAGACACCTCGAGCCACGATGTCACGAGGACCGAGGGAAGAGCTGGATGTTGACTTAGTAGCAGACAAAAACAAAGGGCCAAAGCTAGATTACGGTGGCATCAAGAAACGGAGCCAACAAACCACAGACTTCACTGTAGACAACGTAACGACAGAGGAAGAACAGCAAGAGCAGAACTTTGAAGTGGACCGCGGGAGCAACATCAACGTCGAGGATGAGGATGTGGAAAACAAAGAAACTCGCCAGGTCCAAGCTGAAAACAGAAATTTCATCAGCAAAATGACGCCGAGGAACTTTGGTTCTGCTGTTGCTGAGGGAATCAAGAATGCTGTTAATGGTGAAGGTGGTGTTGTTGAGGAATTTCAAGAAGGCTTCCAAAAAGGCTTCGACGACCCGGAGCTAGAACAAGGTGAAGCACTCATCAGCCCTTCAAAATCCTTGACAGGTGTGTTAGCTTCAGGGATGGAACTCACGTCAGACATCACATCATCGTTTTTCAAAGCTGGCGGTGAAGGTTCCATCTTCGCCCCTGATGATGCTGATGATGGACCAACTGACACTGCAGGTTCCGACTTCTTGCCCAACGATGAACCCACGGACGAAACGGGGAAGTCAATGGCGAAGAGGTTCCAGGAAAACAGCCAAGACAACTTCGCCTCAAGCGTAGTGTTAAACCAAGTAGCACAGGATGTTCCACGTGATGGTGAAAAGGACCAAATGGATTTGTTTGACTGGTCCTTCGGTGAGTTTGGTAAAGGCACACTCGGCGCCATAAACTACGCCCTCAACTTGCCACAGAACATGGCCATGGCAACAGCAAACAAATTATACGACATGGCTAGTGGTGGTTCTGCTGATGGTGAAAACGTACTCCAAGACGCGTTCCTCGGCAGTGACTACACGTTCCTCGGTTCACAGTCAGAAAACAAGACACTAATAACACCAATAGCAAAAGACAAAGAGGACCGGAATTTCTGGCAATGGGCTGGTGCTCTTGCTGGTGATTTCATACTCGGCGGATTCATCGAGGGTGGCATTGGACTAGCTACGGGAGCTGCCAGTAACGCAGCCAAGTCCGCGAAAATGGCCAAGAATTTCCCCAACAAAAGTCCGGATTTTGTTTCCGACGTTTCGCCTAAAGTAACAACAACACCAACACCAGAGTTTGATGGCAGCATTAAATTTAAAGGGGAAAAGCCCAACCCCCTCGTTTCGAATCCCAAGGAAGACAATCCGGAACGTGCTGAATTAGTACCAGACGACAAACAAATCAGCAGCAACAAGCGCGAACAACCCACTGCCAAGTCTGTTGAACCTGAAGCCGACATAGAAATCATTGTAACCCCCACAAAGGAAAAAGCTTCGACCGAGGTGGATGAGTCGGGCAAACAAGTTAAAGTCCGTGAGTGGCTTTTGAGTGACGACACAGACAGCGCACAAATAAGCGTGCAGGCATACGGTAACCCCAAGACCGTCGGATTACTCCCGGAAAATTCTACGCCGAAAGAAAAAGGCTTGTACAAAGACACGCGGGAGCAGCAAGTAGAAAAGCAGGCCAAGTCAGACAGTACTAAGGCTAGGCGACAGAGGACTAATGCTGATGCTCAAGGTGAAACGCCTTCCGATGTTAATGACGTAACGGAAGAAGGAAACACATACCAGCAGCAGAAAGACGATGTCATGGACGTGCGGGTGCTGGATTACCCCAAAACCGCGGCGCAGAAGTTGGATGTTGACAGGAAGAATCCACTACCAGCACTCGAAAAGAAAAAGGTAGAGCGCACGAGGGAACAACTCACGGAACTGGCCAAGCGTTACGGGCACGTGAGGAAAGGCCGCACCAAGCCACTAAGTGATGGTGAGCTAAAACAGTTACGCGAAGAGCACGGTTTACTGTATAGTCAAAAAGGAAAAGAATTAAGCGACAACCTCAGCGAAACAGCAGCGGAAATCCAAGTGGAACCTTTCGACCCAGCCACGGGTAGTTCCGGGACCTACGCACGCTTGTTCGAGCCGAAACAAGATGCTGATGTTGAGGCGGATTTCAAGAAGCTCGAGGCCCTCGGTGAAAACGAAACAGCGCGACAACTACGAATCCGGGAACAAGCGCAACAGATTCGTAGCTTGCGGCAAAATGCTGAAGCGAAAGCCAAAGAAAACCAGGTCCGTCGTTTCGAGCAAATGCTGAAAGACAAACGCGCCCAAGTTGAACGTGCGTCCCAAGAAGTCCAATCAGCCGAGTCGTCGGGCCAAGCTACCAAGTCCCTGGAAAAGTACCAAAAACGCGCACAAGAGTACGAACGCGCGCTTAATGTTGCTGAACCTGAGTCTATTGCCAGGCACCAACGTGACACCACCATGCCTCGTGACATGGAAAACGCCTCCGACGAAAACTTGAGTCGAAAGGTCAAGAATGAGCGTACGGCAGACATGGAATCTTCCGAAGCACGCATTCAGCAGTCTGAGGCGGAAGCAGCGAAACGAGTGCGAGCAGGCAGGGAAAAAGCGCTAGATGAAAGGCCGGAAGGTATGGAGCGCTTGAACTTTGCTGATGAAGTGGAGGCGCTTGAGTACGACGTTTCAGCTGGTGAAGTCTTGCGGCAAATTGATGATGAAACGTTCCAAGCTAGAAAGGCGCAGCTGAAACCTGAGGCTGAGGACTTAAAGAAAACTGACTTCTACCACGGTACGCAAGTTAATATTCAGCGTTTGCCAAACAGCAGTGACAATTTGTTTTCTGCTATTGACCCTGACAGTGGCGGTTCTGCTACAGAAATCGGCATTGGGTTGCACTTGACAGACAGACCAAAGGTTGCTGAGGAATATGCTAAATCGTTCCCACCTCCTAATCGCCCTAACCTCGACGACGTGGAATATTTGCCTAGAGGACAAGTTTTCAAAGTTGGTGCGGTTACCGACACTCCAATTCGTGCAGACATTGCAACGTCCAATCTACCCGATGAAGGCAAAGACATTCGGCAAATCTTCAAAGACGTAGGGGAAATACACAGCCCCAACCAACAGTTCGCCACCAACTACAAACGCTCCATCCGTACCGAGCGCAGCATTCAGGACTACTTTGACCAATTTCGTACGCAGTTGGCAGAGCAGGGCGAGCTAACCGAACAACGTGTTAGGGAATTCCAGAAAGACGTAACGCAGAACCTACGTATACGCGGCTACGATGCACTCTACCGAGTTAACGAGCAAGGGAATCGCGACGTTAACCTCCTGAATCCCGAGCAAGCACAAACCATCAGCAAGCAAGCGGAAGTCGGTGATGCTGATGAGCTCGACATGAAAGGCTCCCGTCGTTTCGTTGATTCTTTGATTGACGATGAAGTGGCCAACAACACCACCCGCGCCAATAAGCTGCAGTCTGATGTTGCTGAATCGAGTGCCATTGAAGAAGCCAGCGAAACAGCCCAGACGGAAGCAAGTGAACGTGCGTGGGATGCACAGGAGGAAGCCAATGAAGCGAGCCGCGAAGCCTTTAACGAGTCCCTCGATGCGGAAGAGTTGGCACGGCAAGACGCCATCCGCCAGTTAGAGGATGAGGTGAATGATTTAGTTGATGCTGAATGGAACCCCGATGAGCCTGTTGATGACTTTTTAGATGAGGCTGACGACAACTGGGATGCGTTAAAGCGCTACTTAAATAACTGTACTTTTGACGATGAATAAGGAGGAAGCCACACCATGCCCAACACCAACGATCGCTGCGTAACACCAAAGGATTTACTCGACAGCTCAGAGGTGCGTAAAGTTTTTGACCCTGAAGAGTTGGATGACATCGAGCGACGCGTCTACACGTTGAGTGACAGGCTATGGCAAACACGGCAAGGTGGTGGTACTTCAAACCGATTCCGCCGCCAAGCTGCCATGAGTTTCGAGCAGAAGTTGCAACGGGCAATGCGCATGGTGGCTGCCCCCGCACTCAAACCTGGCACCACTATGCGCAGCGTGCAACACACACTCGCCAAGCACTTTGCCGTGTGGAAAACTTTCGGACAGCTTGGTGATGATGCTACTCCTTCCGGCCTCATCCGCCAATATTTACTACGTGCAAAACGAATGTTCCAAGGTGAGCTGGAGGAAACCTTGGCACAGTTTGGACTCGAGGAACAAATTCGCACCAACTGGGACCGAATGCTGCAGATTAAGAAAAAGTTCAAGATTCCAGAGCGCGATTTCTATGACATGACTACTGAGGCGGTTGAACTAGGGTACGCATGGTGGGCGCCCTCATATTACAAAACCGGTCCAGCTGGCATTAAATTCCTCCAAGGCAAGTACCAACAAGCCCTCGACCGCATGGCACGTTTGGGACTCGACGAAGCTACTCAAAATGAAATCATGACGATGGGGCGCAAGATGGCCGACACGTACCACGACGTTCTGCACCTAGCACGAAACCAGGGGATTGAAGTTGGCGAGCTTGAAAACCTAGGCTTCTTCCCACGCAACCTCACCCAACAGTTTGAAGAACGGCTCAAAATTGCCAAAGACCAGGAACTCGGGGAAGCCGACCGCATCCTCAACTCGTTTGATGCTGGAAATAAAGACGGCATGACGAAAGCTTTTCAAAAAGCACGTAACACATTTAACTACATAGTTGAGGATGACGTGGTGCTCGACGCCATGTTACGCGCCCAAAATCCCAACATTTATGAGGAGCTTGGTGTTTCGGGAATTAGTGAGCTCATCGACGAAGGTAATGGAAAAAAGATTGCTGATGCTCTGTTTAATAGACTAAGTGACCGGCAACTCGAAACACTGTCAGAACACGGCATCCTCAGCAAAATCCCCATGACTTCACCGGAAATGAGGGACTGGGCCTTTGAGCGTTTCCAGTTACCGGAGCGTCATCAAGACCAAAGCCTCCGCAAAATGATGTCCGTTGATTGGCCTTCCGCCTTTAGCAATTATAGGAAACAGTTGAAATCAGCAGCAGGGCAGTCCGGTTTCATTTGGGGGATGATTCGAAATAGTGTTGGTGATGATGGGAACCCCGCTCCTTGGGGCGTTACGCGTACTGACTTAGCCAAAGACACCGGAGGCAAGTTTCAGAATTTCGTCCCCTTGCTGCCTCAAACTGGCGAAGGTTCCCGTGCTGTAATTCCACGTGAAATGATTCAAGGTTTCGTGGACAAGAATGTGGAAAGTATAGACAACATGCCACAAATCTTCGTGGATCCTCGTGCCGCTGACATGTTTCGTTCTATGGCTGACTTGACTACTGAGCCCACTAACTTGGCTGGCCTCGGTAACATAATCAAGACATTTAACAGCGCATTTAAGGCTATGGCTACAGCGTCACCATCGTTCCTCACCACGCAAGCAATAGGCCCTGTATTCCAGATGTGGGCTGCAGGCGGCAACTGGATGAACTACATGTCTTCCGTTTCCAAGATGTTAAGCGTAACAGCACGAGCAGCCCAGGATTTGACTAAGGACCCCTCGTTACGCAAGCCATTTTCCTCACTTATACGTGAAGTATTAGATGACAAAAAGAAGTTATACAAGGGCGTTGATGGTGAACTCGTAACGGAGGCTGAGTTGTACAGTCAGGCGAGGCGCTTTAACTTTGTCAACGACTTGACGCCAGACATTGGTGAAGACGTAACAAAAGGTGGGCCCCAAGCTTTCAAAGCTAGGGAAGTTAAAAACATCATGCGCCACATTTCTGCTCACTACGGTCAAATGGGGTTGTTACGTGGTACCGGCAAGACACTCAAAGATGCTCCGGGAATCCTCAAGCAAGCACTACTCGACCCCCTCACCAACTTCACGGCTACCCTCGGCACGGAAATGGAAAATGCTGCTCGGTTCGAAACACTCAAAACTCTAACCTTCGACAGAAAACAAGGCAATAATTTCCTCGAAAAACTCAGCCAAAGCCGAGCCGCTAAATTTATACAAACGCAGAAAATCGAGGAGTTTGACGATTTAGATTCAGCCATTGAGCACGCCCAGAATTACTTTTTCATGTTTGACGACCGCGGTGTTGCGGATGAAAACATCAGCAATTTCGTGATTCCCTTTTGGTCTTACATGAGTCGCAACCCAGTTTCCCAAGTGCGAGGAGCAATGAAGCACCCCGTTCAATATGGCAACATCCTCCACGCTTACAACGTAATGCACCAACGAAGTGAAGACCGCGTAGAGGAGGAAATTGGCGGCTCGTTACGTGACATCACTCCCGGTTTTGTAGAAGAGCAGCGGCCCCTCTACTGGACGGTAGACTTGGACACGGATGAAGATGATGACACGCGGCCACTAGTTTTCTACCTACCCACGCGCAGCATTGACCCAATTGGCGACGCCTTTGAAATGATTAGTAACTTTGGTGATGGTGTTGGCTGGGGCGTTGACAAAGCCCTGCAATCTGCCGGAATCCTCGACAAGGAAGACGTTGAGCATCGAAGTGAGTCAGCATTTGCGAAACGACAGCGGGAAGAAAACAAATTCCTCGACACAGAAACAGCATCATTCCTCGGCCGACTCCTCAATGAAACCTTCGGTCAGTGGAAAGGCCTCGTTGGTGCTGGCTTCGGCCAAGAAATAGGTACGGGTCGCAAAATTGAAGACGAGCGCACGTCGTTCCTCGGAATTCCCATGCCAGGCTCGGTCCGTTACGTTCTGGAAGAGTCGTTCCCTCTGCTCCAGCGGATTAACGACGGCAACCCAGGTAAAATATTCGGGCAAAGAGGTGGCTACGTTATTGGTGATGATGGTAAATCCGTTGAACTAGTGCAATCTAAAGACAGCATTTTTGGCGCAGAACGTACGGACTTCGACAAAAACCAGTACTACGATGGCTTGGCGGACAGAATGATTGGGGCGCAGACCTGGTTACGGGTGGACTACATTGACCCCATGTACAACCTTTCCAGCAACATCAGTGATGCCCGGCGCAATATACGTAACATGGAATCCAAGCTGCGGGACAAACGCGAGGAACTCCGGACCGAAACTGACCCCCAAGACATAAAACGGAAGAAGGATGAGCTGGCAACGATGATGCAGACACTCGCAGAAATGCGGGCTAGTGTGCGGCGTGTTGAAAAGTGGGCAGACCAGAATAACTTGCAGCCTAAAAACGCATACAAACAGATGCGAAAAGAACAAATCAAGCCGCCGAAACTTAACCGAAACGAGCGGAAGAAAGCTTACAAAGAAACAATCAAAAACATCTTGGAGCGCTCAGACGAAGAGGCTAAGGAGGCTATAAATGGTCGACAATAGTACCAGTAACGTCACGGGTTCCTTTAGTAGTGGTGGTTCTGGTCAAAATATTGACGTAACGAACGCAAACTTACTGCAGGACACCACTATTAAAGACTTTCGTTTCTTCCTCAATGGCACGCAGCAAAGCAACAGCGACATTGAAAAAGTAGACCAGAACACTTTAAAAGTCAATATAAACGTTAGCAGTGGTGATTCGTGGGAGGTGCGCCGAGTTACGCCTCCGGACCGCGTGCAAGAAATCAGCTTTGGTTCCAGATTTAGCTCGGCCTTATGGGAAGATGAGCTGAACAGAGCATCCCGCCGTGCCTTCGAGTACGAACTTAACGGTACGCCCGGTTCAACGTCTTTCACAGCACCAACAATTAGCGATGCAGCTTTCGCGTCTTCGTGGGATGGCAACACCTCCGATGGTGCTAGTAAGAATGCGCTTTACGACATCATCATTGACAAAGCCGACATAGATGATGAAGATTTCACCGGGACACCCACCGCTCCCACACCGAGTACAGGTGACAACAGCACTCGTATTGCTACTACTGAGTTTGTCCAAAGTGAGTTCGATTCTTCGCCTGTACTTGGTGGCGACCCCACAGTAGCTTCCATCCCTTCTAACGCTGACCGCTCCAAGAAAATCGCCCCGACGCAGTGGGTCGGTGACAATTTCCTAGAGGTAAGTAACGACCTCAGCGACATCAACAGTGGGAGCACTGCCATCGACAACATCGGGGCCTTGGATGCTACGGAAAACTTAAGTGACATCAACGATGCTGGTTCGGCCATCGACAACCTAGGTGCTTTGGATGCGTCGGAAAATCTGAGTGACGTAGACAATTCACAGACATCACGTGAAAATCTTAATACAAATAAGGCATTCGCTGCAGTTAAGAAAGATTCAGACCAAACCATCAGCAGCGGCAGTACGGACACTATTACGTTCGACACTGAACTTGTTGATGATGGAAACCAATATGATTTAAATGCTAATCACTATGTCGCACCTTTCAAAGGAATGCTGATGGTGACTGGCAACGTTTCTGCTAACTTCACTAGTGCGGACGGCCGTCGTTTCGAAGTGAAGCTCCAGCGTGACAGCGGTGGTGGCTTTAGTGACGTTGCCTCGTACGGTGGTATAGAAGACACTGAAGAAAACCTCACACGCGCCTCGACCGCAATCAGTAAAGTCTTGGAAGTTGAAAAGAACGATGTCATCAGAATCCAAGGTGAAGTGTCCAGTACGAGTGGAAGTGCAGACATCAAGGCTGGCCGCGACAACACTTCGATGGAATTTATTATGCTGGGCGAAAGGTAAATAAACGAAACCCCGGGACCATCATCCCGGGGGCTACGTGTGTTTTGGGAAAGGTCAGCCTAAATCAGGCGGGTTAATGTAGCCACTTTGAATAAACTCCTGAACGAATTCCGTGACTAGCTCGAAGAATTGGGCCTTGGCTTCTTCCTTCACTTCCTCGTTGTCGAGTGCGTAGAAATCTTCCAAGATTCCCAAAGCACCATTAGCGAAGTCAGGATTAATCTGGGTGAAAGCGTCTAGAGTCAGGTTATTAATCAGCATCAATTCCGCGGCTCTACTGCTGATGTTTTCCAATCGCGCCCTGATTGCCTCATCTGGCTGAACCTCAGAACCATCTTCAAACTTGGCTGACTCTTTCGGCCACTTGTTATTTAGGTAACGCACTTGGCTCTGGAACTCATCGTCGCCATTCATCTTTAGTCCTCCGTGAATATAGCCTTCCTCTTCCCCAACTGTTAAGTTCTTGGAATCAGCCAAAATCTTCGTAGAGGCTGGGGCGGTACTGCTCGTAGCCTTCTGGAACACGGTAACTCTGGACATATTCTTTGAGCTCCTTTCGTGGATTACGTTCTTTGACTATGTTATAGAGCAAAAACCGGGCTTCGTCAAACATCATTTGAAAGGGCACTAGGAAGCGGCCGGTGTACTCTTTCTGATGAACCTCTGGTTTCGGCGGCGGGGCTTGGAAATATTTAAAGCACTCCTCGAAACTAGTAACTGATTGAAAGGCCTCGGCGATGTACCTGATTCGCTCGGCCGCTTCGATGCGTTGCTGCGTTGTCACCCAGAAGGTTTCGATTTCCGCTGTGTTCTTATTGAGCGCAATTACACAGCCGGGTAAATTAACATCATTACAGTAGACCGTGAGTTGGCTTACATAGCCTCTGTCGTCCTTTAGGCCGTAACGTTTATAGCTTTTCCATGTGCGGTCGTTGAGTGCCTTTGCATCGACCACAAACTTATAGCCACGAGGGTCCGAAACAATGAAATCGGAATGACCAACAACACCATAGAGGGAATGGGTTTGTTGGGTGGCGTGAATGGTGTAACCTGAGCGGAGCAGAAAGTTATGGAGCCACTGTTCAAAACAGTCCCCTAAGTAAAAGATTAGCTGGGTTCTTTCATCATATTGCTGCTTTTCCGACACTAAACCGAATAGTCGGGCGGCTAAAGAAAGGGCTGGTTTCCCAATTGAGGAGGCGCGGACAATACTACCACCATCAGAGCAGTCAGGTGGTGACGGTGGTAAGTAGCCTCCGGGTAGGTTAATACTCATATACCAGTACTTCCGAATCCTCGGTCTTCACGTAAGTCGCTCTTTGTTGGACTCGGTTTCAAGCATAGCACAATTTGAGCCTGAGCACAACGCGAGTAAGCCGGGATTCGTTTCCATTCGTTGGAACCGTTGTACATAGCCACGATGATTTCCCCGGTGTAGCCATAATCAATCACACCATCCAAAGGCCAACAGGAATATTTGATGCTGAGTCCAGAGCGAGGGTGAATATTGAGCGCGTAAACGTAGCCCTCGGGAGCCTCTGGCATACGGACTTGGGTACCTGTGTGAACCGGGGTGACTTTGAAAGGTGCCAAAGTAACTTGCTCCTGATTGTACAAATCCCAGCAAGCATCCCCTTCATGCTGAGGCGGGCGTGGTAATTTAGCGCCCGGCTCACTCTGGTAGAATCGAACAGCCTTCTTTGCTGCATCCTGATTCGCCGACATCCTGATTGGCCTCCTCTTTACTTAACTTCTTCATTTCTTCCTGCAGCAAGACTTCGAAATCCAAATCTTCATTTATTTCTTGCTGCAGCTCTTCGTACTGCTCCTTGGTAATTGGCTCGTAAGGCAGTCGTGGAAAGGTGTGCTTGAGCTGATTGGCTCGAGCGCGTTGCATCAAAGCCACGGACACATACTCACCATTGCGAGCTGCGGAATAGATTTGCTCAGCTAGGGGCTCGATTTCCTCCTCATCATATTCAATGGTGCTGCTGGTATTATGCTCGCAGTAGTAAGTTTGAACCTGCATAGCCAAGTCAAACTGAGCTACGGCAGGTACCTCCTGGGTGTCGAGTTCATCAGCATCACCATCAACATACTGTGTCCAGGGAGCTTTAACGGGAATTTCCACGAGCCACTCGTCTACTCTGGGGTCATCCGGGTCATTTAATAGCTGCCCATTTTCATCGGTGCACTTTTGACTCGGAACTACTCGGTAGCCGTAACGACGACAGGCATTTGCTACGGGGTCCCCAGCAGCAAACGTAACGCGGCGGATGAAGTGAGCTGCCTTGCTGGGATGCCAACCTGGGGACGAGCCACTCAGCTGGGAAAGGGTACCTGAGGGCTTCACTGTTGTTACGCGATTGGGGCGTTTTACTCCGTGAGCTTCACAGTAATTGTCCACCACGCGATTGACTACATGGTTCCACTCTTCCAAGTAGTCTTGTTCTAGCGGTAGGTAGTACTCGCGCCGTCCTCCGTGTGGTCTGCCTTCGAGGACCCATTCGAGCCAGTCTTTTCCAAAGGCACGAACAAAGAAATCAAATAGACCAGTAAAACCAACACCAATGATTGGGTCCATTTGTCTGCTTCTTTCAAGCTTGGGAACGTTGAAATGAAAATGTAAGTTAGCACAGGCAGCCAAGGTAGAAACCTCAAAAGCCTCGTATTGCTCTGTGTGATTATGGGGGTCAATCTGCGCAAGCTGCACCTCCGAAAGATTACATGCAAAATTATGTCCAATTATTTCAGCACAATTGTGAACTACGAAGCCCTCAGCAACGCCCCAGTTAGTTAGCGGCTCACTGAAGTCATAAACTAGCTCTGTACTGTAGTACTTAATAGAGCGAACTCTAGGGGCTTTCCGCTTGATGGTTTGCATGAGGGCTTCTTGCTTGTACGTCTGGTAGAAGCCGATGCTGTTGTGGAACTCTTGCAGGCTCGCGAACTCAGCAATGTTTAAGTCATAGCTTTCCCGCATCGTGTACTGCCCATTGCTGAATTCCTGGACTCGCTCCTTGTTCACCGTATAGTAGGAGTTTATTCCGAAGTCCTCTAGTAGCGTTTTTTGCACCTGCTCTATGAGTTGCTTGCAAGTGCTCTTGAGGGCGACACGTGTTCTGCTGATTACACTGCCATTAGCAGAATACAGTCCGCAGAGGAACCCTGCTTTTTCGGCTTTGCTTTTTTCATCGAAATTACTAGGCAAATCAGCTAACTCATCATCGCCTTGTACAAAGCCAGCTTTAATGTCGTCTGTAGAATGGACCGGCAACTCGAGGAAAGGCTGTAATTGCTCGCCTTTTAAGTCTTTAGCTTGCAACTCTTTCCCATTCACTGTCATGAAAACGTGGTCGGCAGTGAAGTAGAGCTTTTGGTGGTTCGTGAGGGTGAGTTTATAAACATCCTTAGTTCCACTGCACCACACTCGGGAGTTAACAGCAACACCATCCTTATTGATGATTACAGTCGAGCCCACCAGGTCTTCTATTTTACGGTAGCCCTCAGGAGTCAGGAGTCGTGAGGAGCCCAGGGTACATGGATTGTGTGCGTAGCGTTTTATACGATGGTCAAGTTCTTCACTACTGATTTCATCCGAACGGTCGATTAACATTTGAGCCGCCTCTTGCTGCGATTTTTCGTAACGAGCGATGAATTCGTAGCGGTCTATTGAGGTGGGCAAGAGGTCGCGATTAGCACGAGCAATAGCAGCAGGGGCATACTCGAAAGCACCTTCGCCAGTTCGAAATTGTAATCGTACACTGTCCTCAACCTCCTGCTTACTGGGCAACTGGTGGTAAACTTTGGTGTGATTGGCCATCCTCAGTGGCTGCCGTTTCGGGTCCACGGAGTAGTTACCATCCTCATCCACGTGGTATAAGTTGAGCTTAATGTTTGGATGGGACGCATCAAACTGACGCATACCCGCTGACCGACGTACGTTACCTGCGACCACAGCTTCGGCTCCCTCATCAATAACCAGGCAGCACTCTTCTGGAGTAAGTCTGCGGCCTTCCTCAGCAGCACCGCTAATAATTTCGGCAATACGTGAGTACATAGCAGGTAAACGCTCTGGATTAGTAATGCCGCCAAAGCCTCTAATAAGTGAGCCGCTCGGTCGCACGTAATTGAGGTCAATCGTAACATCGTATTCGCTTGCTCCTCCGTAAGCAGCCAACTCCAGTAAGGTGAGGATTCCATGTGCCCACCCTTCGCGGGAGTCACCGATTCTGATGTGTATAGATTTGCCTCCTGATGTGTATTCGATTCTTGTTTGCTCGGGTGCGTGGATGTGGTTGAAAGCGCCAATATTCTGCCTGGCATGGGGAATCACCTCTACATTTAGTTTATTCTTCATCGGGGGCAACTGACTCAGGTTGCTCCACTCCAGAACAGCACCAGTCCCGCACCCTTGGCAACACAAATCAAACAACGTGGCAAAATCTTGGAGCTCGGTAATGTTGATGTTGATGCAATTAAAAGCCCCCAAGTGATTCTTTTCTTGCATCACCCAATCAGTACCACCAACCCAGAGCCACCGACCAGCTGGAAAAGCCTTCAACTGCATGATGTAATTGAACATTTTGGCACGCTGTACCGGGTCCATGTCACCGGGAATCAAGTGGTCAATACCATCAACAGCACGCTTTACAACCTCGAACCACGTTTCGCGACGGCCGTCTTCTTCAACGTAACGAGCGTAGGTTCTAGCGTATACAGGTTTGAAGGTATTAGGGGTTTGGCTCATTGGTTACTCCTACATTGACTACACGAATTGTAACCCGGAAATTAATCCGGGCTATAGCAGGATTGGTAACTAAGTTGCTACGCGGTGTAGCTAAGTTTTTCAGGCTTTTGCTCTTGAAACCAATCTATGATTTCAGGCGAAACAGGACGAGCAGCCTCGACCATTCGGCTAACCATTTCGCGCGTTGGCCCTTGAGTATTTTTACCTAGCCGAACGGAAGCTATGTGCAAGAGGGCTCGCAGGTTCATGGAAATCAGAGCGTTCTGCCTAATACCAACACCGAGCACAGAACGAGCATCCTCAGTACGTGCGTATTGACGGAGGTCACGGTAGCGGAGGAGCTGGTCCACGTAGGATGTGTTTGCCGACACGGTGTCTGCTGGTGGAGCGTGACCTTTGAAAAGTTCGGGCGTTGGTAAGTAGAACACTCGACTTACTTCGTCCCCCGTTACTTTGTAGAGTCGGCGTTGGTATTGGTCGTACCCTTCTAATGCTCGTGATGCTGCGAGGCCAACATCAGCAATGCGGTTGTTGATGGTTTCGGCTGCATCGAGGATGGCATCATCAGCAAAGCGGAAAGATTGCGCATCCATGGAAAGATGTCGGTGCGTACGCAGCTGAGTAATAGCGTAACGAGGGTAGCCAAATGCGAAGTAAACCAAGTGAACGTGCTCGAGTGGGCCGAAGTGTTTTTTGTTGGGACGGTCTAAGCACAAACGCCGCACCGCTTGTCCGGCACTCGTTTCGTCCATTGGTGACCCACTGGGGCCGAGCACTTCCATGTTTTGTGAAAGGTAGCCGCCACTGTTATGGTCACAGCGGAGGGCTAAGTACATGGTTTTGTTAGCGTTGGGTGTGTAGTTGGCGAGTGTTACGTGTTCCATGGCTATTTTTCAGGTGGTTTAAAATCAGGCTGCGGAATCATGTCCCAATCATAGGCATCAATAACACCATCTTCACCAGCCATCATAATGCTGACTGAAAAATGGTAGAAGTAGTCGCTGAGCCTGTTGAGGATTTGGGCATTGGTCCAGCCGCCAGCCTGCAACAAAGCTTCCAAGTTTTCAGAGCCAGAATTACCATCCTCAATTAGCGTGTTGAGTGCCCCCCAAAAGCTCTGCTCTAGCTTCCGAGTCTGAATGCGGAGGCAGTCTAAACCAGGGTCCGGATTAACGACGATGAAATTGTGCGTTTCAGTTTTCAACTCGGCCAACTCTTGGTCCAACCGAGTGAGGCAGTAATGGTCAAAGCGCCACTTCTGTGCTTTTTCTGGGTCGTTCATAAAGTAAATGAAGGAACCCAACACGTAGCTGTGGTCGCGCAAGTAACGGAGTAAATAAAGGAAAAAGTTAAACCGGTAAGCGTCGATTTCATACTGGCTCCGGATTGCCTCCATCTGATTATAAATTAGGTTGAGGTTCCAGTTCCAAAATTCCAGGTCATTGTAGAAATCGCAAACCGGGTCGTCCTTTGTTACGAATGCTTGGTGCAATCCAGCAGTAACACCAGCATCGCCTTGGCCTTCGAGGTAAGTGGGATTAATTTGAGCCATAATTAAATAACTTTGCTACGTTTCGACTTGTTGCTACTGGGACTTGTTTTCTTCTGCTGTGATTCTTCTGGCGATGGTGTTGATTCAGGGTCATCACCAAAAGTGAGGCCGAATGCGTTGAGCAGCACGTACTTCTTGGCGCCCGTTATTGCTTGGAACAGGCACTTGTCATTGGTGTCTTCAGCATAGCCCGGGCAGTTATAAGTGAGGCTTTCATCCGTTTCGACATCATATAAGTGTAGCGAAACGACGACCTCAGCCTTACTTCGCTTACCATCTTCGGTCCGGTCCGCTTGTGCCGAGTCCACGCTGAAGCTGTAATCAATACCAGCCTCATCGAGGAGTGGCGCCAAGGTGTTAATGATGTCGCTAAAAAAAGGGTAATAGTATTTGCTGAAACTATTGTACCCTGTCATGGGAGTGGTTTTGATTTGCTGCTGAATGAATTTTTTCTTGTTGCGGATTCCCATTATTCGACGTCTGAATTCTGCGTTTCAAGAGCGAAAAGCATGCGGCAAGCTGCGCGAACTAGCTCATCATTGTTGCCGTTACGAATCCACATGAAAGCGTGGCGAATGGCATGGTTAATGTGGTCACGTGCTGAAATCTTGCGCCAATTGTCGCGCTCATACTTTGCCGCTGCTTCGGTCATGAGCAAGCCAACCATGTCGATGGCCTTGACTGGGAGGAGTGTGTAGTCGAGGTCAGTAGGCGACTGTCGACCACCATCAGCATTAACCTCTTCCTCTTCGTTGTCTTGGCTAACGTGCTTCATGTGCTGACTATAAAGCCATCTGATTCTGCTAGCTTCTTGATGCGGGTATTCGCTCGGGTCTAATTTCATGGTGTCACTCCGGCTTAGCCTCATACCATGTGCTCCCTGCTCCGGCATCACCTTTGACTGGGATGTGTGGTGTTGTCGTTCCATCGCCGGGTAGCCAATTTCTGCTCATTACGTCTTCTATTTTAGCACAGGCTTCCTCGGTTTGACCATCGGGGCAGAGGAAAACATACTCATCATGGACTTGAGCGATGGGAGTTAGGCATGGTGCCTCTTCCAAGATTTGAGGCAGCATGATTTTCATGATGGTGGCTTCGGTGCTCTGGATGAGGGCGTTGAAGATTTGCCGTTCAGCCCGTGCGCGCTTGGTCTTGTCCTCACTAACAACATCAGGGTAGACAAGCCGACGACCATACAAATCCGTTATGACTCCGCTGTTGTTTCGGCAGAGGCTAACAACGAATTGCTTGAAGTCATCCACGCAACTAATTGCTTTCTTGCCAGCATCCAGAATTTTCCGGGCGTCTTCTACGTTGAGCCCTTGACTCCGCGCAATTTTGTCAGGGCCAGCACCGAACAGCATGCTAAAGCCAAAGGTCTTCGCATACTTCCGTCCATCATCACTGGCCATGAGCTCTGGGACGTGGGGCTCTAAGAGTTGACGGTGCTTTTCGTGAACATCACCATCAGCAAGGTAGTTAGCCACGAGCTCATCGACGTCCTCACGATTTCCGTAACCGAAGAAAAGCATGAAGTAATGCACGGCAATGCGGTACTGAAACTGTGAAATGTCCGCAGCCACCACCTTGTAACCATCAGGTGCACGAACAGCACTACGGAGTAATTTAGCATCTTCACCTTTGCTTGGTATTTGCTGCAGGTTGGGGTTCGAGCAGGACAGCCTCCCCGTTACAACTGAGGTCTGATTGTAGCTCGGGTGAAGTTTATTGTTGCTACTCACCTTACTCAGCATTCCATCAACGAAGGTACTGAGTATTTTTTCACGGTGCCGGTACTCGAGCAAAGATTCAGCAAACTTCTTGATGTCAGAGTTATTGGACAGAGTAAGTTTGCTGAGTGTGTGTTCATCGAGGGTTGGCTGCCCGGACTCCGTATATTCTTTGGGCTTCCAACCTAGCCGATTCTGTAGCACATAGGTAAGCTGGTTGTTGGCACTAGGGTTGAGTGGTACGAGGGTGCGGTAATAGTAATAAACATCATCAGCAGACTCGTAAATAAGCTCACCACTTTCCACTTTTTCAGGGTGAGGTTTTTTGTACTTTTTGAGTTGGGCCGGGACTGGGCCACCAGCGAAACGACGGAGCTGGCCTAATGCTTCTTCCTTGCTCTGTTCCAAAGTTGGCTTGGCATCCAGCAACAGCTCAACATCAAGCGGGATTCCAACTTGCTCCATCTGGATGATGTATAATAAGAAACTTTTTTCTACGTGCTCATAAAAGTGGCGAGCGCTTTCATCCAAACGGGAGTTAAGTTCCTCATACAGCACCAGAGTAATGGCCGTGTCACGCTCGCAATACGTGGCAAGCTCATCGCTGTACTCCTCGAACTCCGGAGCTTCTAGTTTGTCGTAACCGAGCCGTTCCCCCCAAGCTGCGAGGGCATGACCACCCGGCCGGTCGGGGAAGTCCACGTAACTCATCAGCAACGTGTCTTCCACAGCACCGTGCAGCGGAGCGAGGTCAACCCCAGCCTTCCAGAGTTGAACGAGGTCATACTTAGCGTTGTGCATGGCGAGCTTGTCAAAACCAGAAATTATTTCAGCAGCATCATCCATACTGGTAACTGTCTGGGTGTGGAGCTCGCCATCTTCCAATCTGTAAGCAAACGAAACGCAGAGGATGTCGCCTCCAAAGCCACGCGTTTCTACGTCGAGTGCTGCTATACTCATCTTTCTACTCAGCTGCTGAATTCTTGTTTATGGAGTATACCTCAGTGACACCAAAGTGGTCAAGAATTTCTTTGACGGACTGCTTCACGGGCACGTTCATACGCCTCATGTATAAATTTTTGGCGAGTCGCTTCCCCTGGGATGGCTTCTGTAAAGCTGATGTCGGTCGGTTTAGGCGTTGGGCCTCCGTTCCAGTAAGCAGCACTGCATGCTTGAAACCGTCGGACAAACTCTGCTCGATTTCTTCCATCAAGATTCGTCGGCGTTCTTGGCTCAACCACCCCTTCACTTCGAGGAGGATTTTGCCTTGGTCCGTGTTGAGGAGGAAGTCCGGGTAAGCTTGACGAATTTTCACCACTTGAATCGGAGCTTTGTCCTGCTGTGCTACGTACCTGTAAAACGGAATCCCCATCTGCACCATCTGCTCCGCTACCTTCGCTTCCGCTTTGCTGTCGAAGCTGAGGATTTGCCCGTCGCTGAGTTGAAACTTGCCCGACTGAGCGTTGTTCTTCTTGTTCTTGTGTCTGCCCTGTCCCTCTACTAGCTTGGGAAACTCTTCGTCCGTCATGGTAGTCCACCTCTTTAAATCTGTACTCATCTAGTGTTAGTTGGAAAGAAGTCAACTGCCCGCAGCAGCGATTCTTTTCCAGTTTAACATTTGTCACGTTGTCGGCTGAATCGCGCTTCCTGCCAAGCGTGATGATGTTGTCACTATAAGCTTCAATTAAACCTGAGTCCCGGGCGTCCTGAATGGTTGGTGGTGCACCTTCAGCAGCATCAGTGCGCTTCGTGTGGGTTACGTTAAATACGTGGACGTGCTGCTTCTTGGCAACATCAGTAAGCGCGTTGAGGAACTGGTCTGTTTCGGACTTGGGGTCTTGCTTCCTACCGAGGGCACGAGTCAAGTTGTCGAGCAAAATGAACTCAACATCCTGACCTCGAGCCGCATACTCAAGCCGCTTGTAAAAAGTGTCCGGGTCCTGACTTCCGTTGCTGTCATACACAATTAGGTTACGTAACAAGGAGCTGAGCTGCTCTTCCAATTCCTCCTTGCTATGTGCGGGACCGTACACAATGCGCGCTAGGTTCTGAACGCTGACTTCAGGTGGTTCCTCGAGCGAAACAAGCAGACACTTATGGCCGCGATTCAGCAGCGAAGCCAAGAGGGAGCGGCTGAACGTGGACTTACCAACACCAGTAGGCGCGACGATGGTGGTGACTTCGCCACGTCGCCAGCCGCCTAGTTTGTCATCTAGTTCAGCAATACCAGTGCTTTTACCTTCGCCGTACTCACCGAAGGCCCAGTCGAGCACACGTTGTTGGAAATCTAATGGGTCGGCGATGAAGTCTGGCGTTGTCTGCTCCGCTGCGAAGAGGACTTCCTTGAGCTTGTTGGACTTGCGCTTGAAGTCCATGTCGTTGCTCTGGAGTAAGTCGTTCGGGTCCTTGCCAAAGTTGCTGGGAACCTTAGCAACTGAAACTTTCGCCGGGTCAATCAACTCGGCTGCCTTATGTGCTGCTTCCTGTCCATGCTCATCATTGTCGAAGAGGATGTGGACTTGGCTGAATTGCTCGATGTAATCTAGGAATTCCTTAATAACAGAAGCAGCTGAAGAAGCTCCGTTGGGAATCGAAACGGCAGAATAGCCTGTTAACTCATGGACTGACAAAGCATCAAATTCGCCCTCAGTTATGACGAGGCGCCGGTTATTAGGAGTGGCGCCAATGCCGAAGAGCTTGCCTTTGTCCTTTATGTGACTCGGCCAGGACATTTTTTTGTCTTTGCTAATGGTCTTGTAACCTACAGCTTTCCCGGCCTTGTTTCGGTAGGGGAAGCATAACCGCGGCTCGCCCTTCGGCCCCTTCGTCACGTAAACTCCGTAACGCGCGTAGGTTTCATTGCTGATGCCGCGGTAAGCTTTCCGTACATCCGCTAGCTTTTTCGGTGGCTGCAAGTTGTGAATTTGCTCCTGCATCTGTGCTGCCTCCGCCGGGTCCAGTCTATATGTGCATCCGGGCGTATTGCATATAAAAGATTCAACGTCACGGTCCTTGTCGTAATAAACCGCAACGTTGTCACTGCTACCACATTTGGGACATGCCTCTTTTCGCATGAACTCTTGGTTTTGTTTACTCATTTTCAACGGGCCAGTTTATTCCTACTCTGGCCTCCATCCTATGATTCAGTTCTGGTGTTGTCAAGAGGTGGGCGTAAAGCTCTTTCGGGAACATGTACTGCTGGTCCTCCAAACGCAAAGCTTCCTGCACAAACGTGGTACAAACTTTGCCAAAAGGCTCGCCACGAAAGAGTATAGGGAAGCAGTCCAGCCAGTGCATGCGTTCCTGGCGCTCGTGGATGGCTTGGATTTGAGTAATAACATCATCAATATACTTCAGCCCAGCCCACTCTTCAGTAGGAAACAAACGCACGATGCCAGTGGTGCGACGTTGGCTGTCATCGCACGACTGAACACCAACATCCACTAGCTCATGTGTTACTGTGTGCCGGCCGTTAAACCTTTCCAAGTGAACCGGGTCGCCGTAAAACTCACCCAGCTCGCTCCGTGGCATCGAAACGCGGAGGCTGACATGACACCACTCCATGTCAACACCCGCTAACATTCCGCCATTGTAAAGCGCCATGCTCTTCCAGTTTGTGCGGTCAACCGGATGGAACAAGACATCAATGATGTTACCATGCCAAAGCTCTTTGGTCACGTTCAGAAAGCTCTGTAAAGCAGCGGGTAAGTTGCTGCTCCGCTCGCCTGTTAATAATTTCCTCGGCGTAGTTTCTAATCGTGTCTGCTCTATAAGGCGTAACGGAATATGCTTTTCGTTCTTCTGCTGTGGTGCAATTTCGCCAGTAGTCATAAAGCTCCTCGGGATTCCAAATGTCATACTTCCGCTGCAAGTCTGCCAGCACCCTCTTGTGGTGCAGCTTTTTCTGGTTGGCAGCCGTTGTTAGTGGACGCTCGTAATTCCAACGCAGAACCTCAGTACCATAGAGTTCCATCAACAGCTCGATTGCAGGGAACAATTTGCGCCACCTAGCAATACAGCTGAGGACGGAAAGGTCCTTGTTTTCCTTGAGGTACTGCGCCAGAAACAAAGTGCGTAGAGTGTTCCTGTCCTGGCTACCCCAGTCAGGATTGTTCTTGAAGTGCTTGGTGCTGCGGTTACGTACTGTCTGTTCGAGGACACTCCACGCTGTAAACTCTTCAGCATCAGTAGCAGTACCAAACCTCCACGCATCTATTAAGGCTACACGTTCGTCCGTTCCAAGTTGCTCGACATTTTCCATTAACATCGCCATCACCTCATTTCCCAACGTAACATGGAAGCTGGGGAATCGAGTCCATACCATGCGGTAACAGTACCACCAACCTACCTACTTAGCCGGCTCCTAAAACACACGTTTAACACAAAAGCAATAGAAAGCCGCTGAATAAATAGCTACTAGGCCTCGGGTAGGTATAATCCTCCGAGGCTTTTCTTTTTGTTGTGGCTTAATTTTGTTGGAGGTAAGCTTAACATTTTCCATTAACATCTTACAGCAGCAGCACACCAGCAGCACTATAAAACAAGCGTTAAACACAAAGGCAATAGAAAGCCAGTGAATGAATACAAACTAGCCTTCGTGTAGGTATAATCCTAACGCGAGGGTACCTTCTTTTGTGTGGACGCACAGTAGCCGCAGGGTAGTAGCCGCAGGGTAGTAGCCGCAGGGTAGTAGCCGCCCCGAGCCATAAACTACAGTCTATAGTGTTATTGATTTTGATTAAGATTACTTATGTCAGGGAAAATGTAACAGCATTATACTGGGATTTGGCAACTTAATTTACATGAGTTGTAAATGGGGCTAGAATTTCTAATATTCTGGAGGCCTCCCTATAGAGGCCGGAAGAATATTAGAAATGGTGTAGGAATAATTACTAGACTTTGCTAAGTCTAGTAATTATTCCGTGTTGTTTAGTGGCGGCACGTATGAGTTAAAAGTAGCCATGTTGGTACTGATGGTGTACCTTCTTGGGACGAGTGTACCCTATTGGAACTGAGGTACCTTCTTGGAACGAGGGTGCCTTCTATTGTTGGACCGTACCCAAACAACCGAACAACCGTCATTGCAAATTCGCTTTTGAGTATGTTAGCTTTAAGAAGGAACCGCCAGGTACCCACGTTGGTCGATGAAAACTTAGTTCCTTCGTTCCGACGTTGTACCTTCGTTACTTCTACTGTTATTGTTGTTATTGTAAATCTTCAACACACACACACGCACCATGAAATTCGGACGCAGCGCAACACAACCAGACACGCTCAGTTTAAAACTCTGGCAGCAACGTAACGACGAGGCTCCGTTGCTGTTGGACGGGGTACTCAACCTCACCCAGCATCAACGCTTCCGGGTCAAGGTTTACCACTTTGTTGTTGGTGATGGTAAACTCTTAGGCGACGTACTCAATAAGAGCCACGAGGTAGTCGGGGAAGTTGAACTTGACCAAGACGAAACGACAGGAAGATTACCAACCTCAATAACAACAACGGTGCGACTAGGTAGGAATCGTCAGAACTTGGCCAAGGCTAGGCTAAACAAGCGCACCAACAAAAGTGGAAACCAACCTGACTACGTTGGCCGAGTGACGCCGATTAACTTCACTCCGCATCAACGTCACTCCCCGCATCAACGTTAGCGCCCTAGCTTGGTATAAAATTATACATGTAGGTGGGGCGCTATGCCGAGGCGCTTTTCCCCTCGTTTCGTGTACCCTCGTTACTCTGCATCAACTTCACTCCCCGCATCAACATTACTCCCCGCATCAACATTACTCCCCGCATCAACATTGCTGGCTCAGTATAAAATTATACATGGCCAAGGCGCCCGAACGGAAGCGGGTGTTGATGATGGGGCTTTTCCCCTCGTTTCGTGTACCCTCTTTACAGCACCAGCAGTTGACGTTACAATAGTAGTAACAATGAACAACGAGGAACTAATTGACGAAGCTTTCAAGAGTGCGTACAATCTGAAGTTTTATTTGCAGAAACTTAGCAAAGTGGAAAAGGATGACTTCCTGCTGCTGCTACTGAAGTACGCACAATACATAGAAAACCAGCTGAAGGAGTATTAATCATGCAGATGGACAAGCTGAACGAAATCCTCGAACAAGTAAACGAGCTGAAATCTTCCCTTCGTTACGTAGAAGAAAGAGTTGCTACGCTCGAGTCCCAGTTTCAACACCCCGAGGCTACGTCGGAAGATGTAGTCCAGGAGGAAGAGTTGACGGACGATGAAATTCAAGCTATTGTTGACCAGATTCGTGCCGAGCAAGAGGCTCACCGTGAACTGCAAGACGAGGAAGATGTTGACAATGTGCATGTTGTTGTGTACATTGGCGATGAAAAGGTTGCGCAGTTATAGCAAGGGAGCTTTTGAATGGACTTACTGACTGACTTGTTAATTGACAAGCAGCCTGATTACACAGCAGCTTCTATTCTTACGGAGTTCTTTGATGATGATGAACTATTCTGGCCAACGAACCACAAGCTCAAGGCTCAGCTCTTTCGTTACGGTGACATCAAGCGAGTTGGCGATGCTGTTGAGCCTATTGCTGGAACTAATGAATACATCCTCCAGCAGCTGTGGGAAAACATTCCAACTCTGCTACATCCCAGTTACACACCAACCAAGGAACTAGCTCGAAACGCCAGGAACTTTGTCATCCAAGAGGTGATGGCAAGTTCTGATGACAGCGAAACTAGTTCCCTATAAAACACCAGAACAAGCAATCCATGATGATGAGCGACTCGCCTTCTTACGCAGGGTCGCTCGTTTCTTTGGCTATATTGATGGCTGCGAATACTCCATTGACCACATCCTTCCGACTGCTCGTGGTGGCTGGCACACAGATGGCAACTGGCAAGTCATTCCGCGACTAGAAAACCGAGTCAAAGCACACCTTGACAACCAGCCTCGGTGTTCGCTACAGTGTCCAGTAGAGTTCAAGGCGAGTACCCTATGTACGAATTCATCGCAACGTCACTAACTTTCTGGCTGTTTCTGGTAGTGCTTGCTGGTTTGGCTAGCATTAACCCGGACTCTTGACACAGTCCCTTCGTTTCGTTACAATATAGTTAGTACGCGCAGCACACGAGGTTCACATGGAAGCACGAATTGCACTCTGGCAAAGTCGCGAACAAAGCAAAACTGATTACTCTGGCAAGATTAATTTTGCTGATGGTAATGGTAACATCGACTTCAATGACCAAGCCAGTACGTGCACAGCATTCCTCTTCTACTCAGATTCAGGCTTAGAAGGCAACGTTGTGGACCAGAACAAGGACAGAGTCTATACCCTCTGGCTAGAAAAGCAAAATGATGGTGCATCTGAAAAGGCTCCGGACATGAAGGGTAGACTCTGCAATCCACAAGACGGGAGCGCTATTTATGATGTTGCTGTCTGGTTGAACAACAGCGAAAACCCTAAAGCGCCCAAGCTGAGTGGAACCGTCAGTGAACTAAGCCCCGCATTCTAAGTCCCAAGTTCTACAACCCAAGTCGTAGGTTCAAGTCCCGGCCTCTTTTGGCAGCTGGGACTTGTTTCGTGTAGGAGGTGAAAGCACGTGCCCAGCAAGAGTAAAAAGCAAAAGAGGCTGATGTGTGCTGCTGCTAATGACAAACGGACGAGGAAACGAATCGGAATCAGCAAATCAAAAGCCAAAGACTTCTGCCGGAAACGGAAGAAGAAATGAAGGTAGAAGGAGCGAGGTGCCGGACAGAATCATGAAATTCATCAAACGTAGAAACGCACGTTGGGCCGGGAACACAAGTAACCCAGGACGTGCTGATGTTAGCGAAACAAAGCAAGAAGACACCAAGCCAAAGGACGAAGGAATCATGCGCAATCCCAAAGCTTTCGACCCGAGCCCCAAAGTCATTGACTTCATTGCTGCGTGGGAAGGGTTTAGTCGTGAAGCTTATGCCGACACCAACAACATCCCCACTGTTGGCTATGGATTCACGACTTTGAATGGTCGCTCTGTTACGTGGGATGACACCGTGACCAAGAAGCAAGCACGCATCATCTTGACGCAGAAGGTAGACTCGTTTGCCCGTGGCCTCGGACGTGCACTTCCCCGCAACATTAAGATGCGTCAATACGAACTGGATGCTTTGGTAAGCTTTGTTTATAACGTGGGCCTCGGTGCGTTCAAACGTTCGACTTTACTGAGTATGCTGAAAGACATGGCTGATGGTGATGCTTTGACGTACCCTGAAAAGCAACGCCTCGCTGACCAAATTAAGCGCTGGAATCGTGACGACAATGGCGTTAACGAAGGGCTTGTCAACAGGCGGAATGATGAGGTACAATTATTCATGGAAGCAGATTACGAAAGGCTGTAAACATGAAACTTACGGAGCTTGATGTCTTGTCAATCAGCCACGCCCGCAAACTGGGAGCTACATACCAAGAGCTAGCGGACAGGTGGGAAGTTGACAAGCGCACAATCACTGCCATCTTTGACGGCAAGAACTGGAAGCAAACAATGCAGTTTCCAAAGGAGGAACTAGATGATTCAAGCCATATTCCGTTACGTGAAGCGCTTTGTGGCACACGTCCTAGATGCTTTGTCTTTTTTGATGAGTCGCACTACTATTAGAATCAATATTGTTACGAGCATCATTTAAATCGAAACGGTGGCTGCCAATCGTAGGCGGCCACTTATTGTATGTGCCGGAGGGAGGTGATGATGATGATGCAACAGTGTATGCTGATGGCTGGCAAGAAACGTATTAACGCCAAGAACAACAAGCGCAAGAAGCGACGGTAACTAGATGCGGTCTACGAACAGCAGGAGGTAGACCAGCAGGAAATAGAGCAGGAGGTAGAAAAGCATGAAACTAATTAAGGATTTCTTTAGTGACATTCCAAAAGGCAGCGGCCAATTAGCAGCACGCGCAGTGGAATACTTGTTGGTGGCCTTGCTTGCTCGTGCTGGCCTTAGTCAAGAGCTGGCACAAGAATGCGGCGAAGCGATTAGTAACATCCCCTTTTAACCCTCGGCCCTCGTTTCGCTCCCACAAAATTAAGCCACAACCCACGTTAATAATCCCGGGTGATGCTTCCCCCGGGAATTATTATTTTGTTGGTTGTGTTGGCTTCTATTGCTTTTGTAGCTTACCACTGTACCTAAGCACACCTTGGTGGCGCAGCTCATCGAGTGGCAAGGCAGCGCACGTACCATCCACGCAGGCATGACCCGCCTCGTTCTGTTGTTGTTTAGTCCTGGTGGTGAGTGATTTGTGCTTAATCCTGTGCTTGTTTCGCTCGTAATAACTCAAAAGCTCACGCTTCCAGCCAGTATAAACATCATTGCCAACGACAAAAGCAATAACATTAGCGGTACCCCAGTAGAACCAGCCCGGTTTAACTTTCCCCGAGCGTAACGTGACTTGGGTTTCCACCAGCACACAGCCATACTTGTCTACGTTCTTCTTGCTTGGTGCCTTGACGCTAACGCTTAACCACTTACCATCGTTCCGGCGCACCAAGAAATCCACGTCGTTCTTCAGCTGTTGATGCTTGTTGGCATCCTTCACAGTGTGTCCTTTGTGCGCGATGTGGAACTTCAGTCTGCGTTCTTGGTGTAACCCTCGTTCCTGCTCTTCGTGGAAACTCTTGTCTACGCTCATTCTGCTACTATTGAACTCTATATGCCTTTAAGCTAACAACAGTACCCTCGTTTGTCAACCTCCAACACATTTAAGCCACAACAAAAAGAAAGCCCGGTTAGGATGGTAACCAGGCGAAAGGTGGTAGCTTTTTGTTCAGTGGCTTTCTATTGCCTTTGTGTGTAACGTTAATTCCAAGTGCCAGTGAAGGTTGGGTTCGAAGTCGTCAGTTTTTCCGTCATCCTAGCTTGGTAAACCCGCTCTTCTTGAGGCCCTGTTACTACTGCTTCGGTGATTTTGTAGGTGCTGCCGTCTTGGGTGTACGTTTGACTGGCCTTGGCATAGTCGCTGCCATTTTCAATGTTGAAGAAAGCAACCTCAGGATTGTCCATGAAGTCTTCAGCGTCCATGTTGCCAGCGAGTAAGCAGTAACGCTCATCCCAAAGGCCATCACCATTAGCGTCATTTTCCAGGCAGTAAGCCGCTTGGTCCATGTCGCCGATTTGCCTCAGCTCTACGTCCCAGGTGGTAGATTCGCTCGCGTTTGCTGGTGTTGCTGCTGCTGTACCGAGTGCGAAGAGGAAAGGTGTTGCGGCTGCTGCGATTTTCATTGCTGTTCGTTGTAAGTTCATGATGTTGCCTACTCCTTGTGGCTGTGTTTGTGTTATATATTCAATCTAGCGTTAAGTTCCTAATTTGTCAAGCACTTAACTAAACAACTCGTTTATGTGCTGACCAAAACTTTCTACTTTCAATCTAACTACTTTCAATCTAACTCGCCAAAGCCCAATTGCCAACCCCCTCCATGTAAATCCCTCCAAATTCTGCTGCTGTCAGTCAATTTACGGAGCAACAGTAGCAGCAATAGTGGCAGAGTTAATATAAAAACAGACGCGCGTTAATAGGTTTTGGTTTTGAGCAGCTGTTTGCGGGAATTGAGGAAAGTGTTAATAAGAATTCCCACATACAGGGCAGTGTGGCTTGTTGCCTTTCACTCTTTAACTATATAGTTGATTGCAGTAGAAATTTACCAGGAGCCAGACAAAAGAAGTGGGACTCTGCGATTTGAAAAGCTAATGGGGGAAGTCGTGTGGTATAGGTTTTCTACCCCACCCCCGTAAATTCTGCAGCCATTAACCCCTCCACACCGCGCCTCCTGTCCATTACCCCCGTGAAATGCGCGTTGTGTGTGTGCGTGGAAAAACTTAACAATGCTTGTATGATGTAAAGCCATGGTTAAAAGCTATGATTTAGAGCTAGGAGGCCCCAAGCCCTCGTTTCGTATTTTAAAGGAACTTAGTGTAGTCGAAACGAGCCGACGAATGAAGCTATACAGGAGGTAATAGTATGCCCAAGGACACAGCTAGAATGGGCGTTGGTGGTATTGTTGGTAATTTCAGTAGTACGTCAACATCACAAGAAGCAACCATCGACATACCGGACCGAGCCAATTACGTAATGCTACAGGTTCCAGGCAGCTCCGGTGCTGATGGTATTGTTAGGTTCGACGGCAATGCTCCGACAGCAGGTGACTCAACCACCGGCTTCGTTATTAGTGCGAACAATGACAGCTACTTTGGCTTTTACCTCATGGACGGAGCTAACCAGTTGAACATCGCCTCAGCCACGTCCGGAACTTCTGCTACGTTTAACCACCAATTTTACTCGGTCAACATCAGTAGCGTGGCACCGTAACGGGAGGGGCGAATGAGTGAGTACAGGTAACTTAGCGGCATTAATTACAATCATCAGTACCATTATTGGTGGCTACTACAAACTTAAGCGCGACCAAGATGAACTACAAGCTTACGTAAATCAAAGAATCGGAAAAATCGAAACGGACTTAGAGTGGGTGGTGAGTCAAACCCGCAGTCAACAAGCAGCATACACTGAAGGTTACATCATGGGAGGTAACAAAGAAAATGCGGAATCTAGAGCAGAAAATCAAGAAAGCCAAGATGGACCAAATCCAAGGCATCATGGCGACTAACAACATCACGTGGAATGAGTTACACGACTACTTGTTCAATCAGAAGCCTAACGAAGAAACGGCACACGACCAATTACAGAAGCACCGACGCGAACGTTACAACGCACGAGCAGCACGCAAGAGGATGAAAAATGCCCAGAAGGCGAAGAACCAAGGTAAGTCGAAACTTAGGCAGAAAACAACTTAGAGGGAGTCCCCGTAACGAGGAACGTACGGGCAAAGGTGCGTCCAAATTAACTGATGAGCGCGAAACCGTGCTAAGGGGCAAACCTCAAAACCGGCCATTCACCAAGAACACCAAGTTCAAAGGCAAGGAGGTGACACCGTAACATGATGGGTGGTGGTGGCGGTGGCGACCGTAGCGACCAGCGCGAGCAGCAACAAGAAATTTCACAGAAGCAATTGGAGTTGGAACGGAAACGATTGGAGCTGGAACGTAAATCTGCGCGTCGCCAAAACCGCGAAATCGAACTTTTACGCGAGCAACAACAACAACGCACCGAGCAATTCACAAACCAACTCAGCCTACTCCGGGAACAACAAAAAGCTTCCCAACAACGCTTGCAGCAATTTGGCAACACGTTGGAAGATGTGACGCAAACCCAGCAGGAGCAACTTGAATTCATAGAGCAGCAGCGCTCAGAAGCCGCGCAAGAGCAGGAAGAAGCCCGAAACGCACGTCAGAGGCAACAGGCTGAGGCGCTACAGGAACGCTCCCTTCTGCTAGACCGGCGACAAGAACGCCAAGCTACAGCCAAACAAGAAAGGCAGAATAGAAATTTTGTCCCGCGGCCTTCTGCTCGGCGCGGCATTCTTTCGTCCGGACAGCCCCGTTAAATATATACAGGAGGTATTGCATGAGTATTTTTGACAACCTAAAAACAGCACGCGAAAACCAGTTTCAGGAACACCGGCTCAACCGGTTCCATGGTTTCTTCGGTCAGTTCTACAACGACGGTAGTGCAATCAGTGGGAGTGACAAAACCCTCACCCTTTTCCGCGAAGGTCAAGACAGCGACCAGCAGGAACGTGATGATGCTATTTACGTTACGGATGGTGGCTTATTGTTAGTCAAGCTCCACGGCATCATGATTGACGCTGGTGCTTCTGACAATAGCAAGATTCGCTACCGACTGAATGATGAAGTCGTTACCGTGGTTCAGGACGATGGTGGAAGCGGTCAAACCATCACCGTTCAATCGGCAGGTACAGAAAGCACCACCGCCGCCAATGACGACATCGCCATCGTAAGCAAAGACACAAATGGAATTGCTGTAAAAGCCACGTTGGATGCCGACGGTACCAGCACTAGCGGCGATGTGTACGTCCAAGCCTACATCGAGCTGCTTTCCTACATGGACGATTACGACTTTCTTAAGTATGGCCGAATCCAACGTAACGACCTCACCACCTAATATTAAGTTTTGTTAAGAGGGGCGGGTTCCCCTCTTTTTCATATGCATTACAGGAGGAAACACATGACAATTTTCAACTCAACACGTGACTGGCGCATTAAACAGTGGCTAGCTCGCACACTCCCGTACCAGAGTCAGACTTGGTTTGCACGTATTGGAACACTTGATGAATGGTTCGAGCTGTATTGGCACGGGGAAGAGTTTGATTCCTCGGTTCCGGAACTCGAGCCTGATGCTTTGTACATTCCGGACAATAGCAGCCTCGAAATTAGGTTCACTTGTATTTGGATTGACAACGATGGTAATGCGCGTAACGAGCAGACCTTCCGCCAAGATGTGCAGAAAGTGAACGGCTCCATCGACATCGCCACTAACGACAACTCCCCGACTAACAATGGTCCGGGAAGTAACCTCATCCGCATTGCCATAATCGACACGGATGGCAACGTTCAAGGTACCGGACCCGACGTTTCGAATGGAAGTGGCAGTACTACTGGTATTACTGGTGGTGATGGTCTGGTTCCCCAAGTAAAAGCCGAAACGGGGCAGACAGACTTCATGTTCGTTTCGATTACCATGAACTTCTACCACTATATGAAGGCAGATGACAACACCAAGGAGCTCCAGATTAAGTCATGACTATATACTCAACTTTCAAAGAATCCCGGGAACGTCAATTCATCGAAGGCCGGATTCCCACGAGCCTAGACTTCATCGGGAAAATCGAAACGGAAGGCACATGGTTTACGATTTACTTTGATGGTAACGACGGCTCCCAGCAAACCGAGCCCGATGCCATTTATTTGCCGCAAGACTCGTATTTCGCAGTTGACGTCCGTACCCTCTTCATGAATGATGATGGGTCGCTAAACAATCTAATCACTGGTTCCCTCGATGCGGAAAATGATGGTGGTACTGTTTCGTTAGGTGTCATAGCTAGTACCACAGTGACTGACGGTAATGGTACCGGGTTTCAAATAACAACCACCAACACCAATGGAGTCACGCTCCAAGTGAAAGCAGGTTCCGGACAAGGTAGCCTTTGGTTCAACACTGAATTTGACATCAAGGGTTACGTAACAAATAACTTTGACGCTCGATTCTTCTATTTCAACAGAGGTACATAATGGCACAAAGAACTTTTCCAACAACACTCAAAGAACGCAGAAAGACAGCAATCTTCGAACACCAATTCTTTTTCCAAGGCGAACGCATCATCCGCTTAGCTGGAAAAATTGAGTCGAGCAAAGGTACAGGTACTTCGGACTTCTTTTTAAGTGATGACAGCAATGACAAATTCTACTTACCTGATGACAGCATCTTGGCCGGACAACCATTAGCTTTGCTCGTTAACAGTGACGGTTCCTTCTTTGATTTCATTGGGGACAAGCGCGCCATGGTTAATGATGGTGGTACTTTGTCCGTGGAAAATTACGACGGGGCAGCAGATTTTTCCATTAACGCTACAGGTAGCAGCATTGATTTTGTTGTTGATGGGGATGGCTTTAAAGTTCAGGTTGACCTTCAAGGCAGCCCCACGTTTCCCGTTTACGTTGACATCAACTTAGACATGCACGGCTACATTGCCAAAAACTTGTTCGTTTCGTACGGTAAATTGCAGGTGGTTTCGTAATGGTAAATAGGTTCATTACTGGCTCACGAAACAGATGGGTGCTACCGTCAGGGTTTACTTTCCCTATTTCAAATCCACAGGAGCCTCTGGGATTCTGGGCCTTGAGTCACGACGGTACTGCCGCTAACCCTCCTCCGGCTACTTTAGATTCTGCTGTTGACAATGTGTTGAATGGTCAGAAAGAAGGTACCTTCGAATTAGAGTTTAAATATAGGCAAAGAATAAACCAAAGAACTTTCGAAGTGCTGGACTCGAACGGTAATATACAGTTTTTAGGAAATTTTCCTTGGGGCGACGACGTTTTCTATATTGACATTGCCAAGGACGGCGTAGACAGGGACCGTACTTTGATTTCCTCGAGTACCATGAGCACTGGCACACAATCAGGGGACAGTACCATCAATGTAATCGAAACCGCCGGAAATACCACAGCAGATTTAGCAGACACTTGGATTTACATGGCTGTGTCTTTTAATAACAACAGACGGGACATCTACATGCTGGATGAAAACGGTACTCTATTGTTAGAAGCAGAAGACACAAGCGTGACGAGTGAGCTCGCAGATGACACATCAGGCACACTTAATTTCTTGGGTAATGAGGGAACTCAGTTTGATTTGGAATATGATGGCCTGATTTCTTTCTTCAGATTCTATAACTTTAAGAAAACACGCTGCCAAGTGCTTGACACTTTCAAGAATGGTTATAACCCTACTGACAATAGGTTGCTTATTGATGTGAGGTTGAATGAGGGTCAGAGCAATCCCTATGCGAACGGGGCAGATGTTTATGGTTCCCTCAATGCAGCCACATGGGCAACCCGTCGCAGCTTCACTGCA